CAAATATAGCCTAGCCCAAATATAGCCTAGCCCAAATATAGCCTAGCCCAAATATGGCACACGCCTTAGAATATAAATACTAAGGAAATATAGAGATAAACCGATCGCATGCCTCAGATGCCCATCGCAAAAGGACTTGAGACAATTGACAAGTACCGATACCAAATGAAATGCGAATGCGGCCTGACACCAGACCTCGGACGCAAGTGAAACTACCTGTACCATAGAATCCTGTCCTCTGTCAGCATCGAATAGATAAATACTATCTTGACAGAGGGCTAGCTTGTGTGGTATAATGGATGTAGGTCGAATACCAGACCGAATAGGCCAATCGTGCCGCACCAGAAAATTGCCATGACACACCAATTTAAGGAGGACAAACAAATGTTGGACACCACCAAGAAAGAAATGGCCATCCAGATCCTGCACCGCAACTGGGATGAAGTTATCGCAGGCGAGGCTGAATGCGATGGTATCGCAGAATGCCAGATTGAGGGGCTAAAATCCCAGATCCTCAAGGACGAGCAGGGATGGGATATGTCCGCAGAGGACTTCGACGAGGAAATCGCCGCCATCGTTGGATGGGATACCCTCGAAGACCATGAGGAAGAATGGGAATCTATCGTAGACGAGGCCGCCAAGAGATATCTGACGGCACACGGAATTGAATGGGAGGGATCATATGTATAAGATCCCTGTCACCCATGACGGAGAGTGGGAGGAGGATGAACTCCTCTCACTCGTCATGGACGAATGTTATAGGGTCTGCAAGAGGCTCAATGAGGATATCACCAGAGGAGTAAACGTCGCATGGTATGATAACTCTCTGCTGTACGCAGGTAACCTCTGCCAGAAAGCAGTGGGTGAAATTTCCATGGTAGACAAATACGATGAACTCGGCGGACTCGACCAATTTGAGGATTGGATGCGAGAGGAAGTTAATAAGATCGTCGAGAACAACCGATATAAACACTATAGGAGGTAGGACAAATGGCATCGTACAAAGGAAAGCGCAGAATTACCCTGCGCCAGAGGCTCAATAGATTCGTATATGAGGAATTCGGCATCGAGGGTAGGGATCTGGACATCAGGTTCAAGCTTGGCGGTAGCAGATACCGTATCCCTCAGTTCTCCACTCTGTGGATTATCCTTGAGTCCACCTTCGTGGTGGCGGCATCTGTAGGCATTTATTCGTGGCTCGTCCTGATGATCCTGATGGGCGATATCGTTGGAGGTATCTGATGTTAATCTGGCAAGTGATCTCCCTGTTATATAAACTGTCCATCGCAATCGGTGTGGCAGTATGCATCAAGCTAATCTGGAGTCTGGTAGTAGTACCAATTATCCGAGCAATCAAGCACCACAGAGGGAAATAGTATCTTGACACGGCGGCTCCGCTGTGGTATAATGGAACCGTGATAGGGCAACAGCCCACCACCAAAGATTATAGAAAGGAGTACCAGCATGAACCACATATACAAAGCGATTGACACCACCAATCACATCAAATTTGAAAATGTGCAGTTGCCCGAAGTCACCAAGCAGGTGCGCAAACTCATTAAGTTGCGCCATGGTAACCTGATCCGCACCGCACTCCTCGAAGAGGGAGTCTACCACGCAAGTGGTTATGGTCGTAAGAAGTCCAATGAGGGCATCTACTACCACTTCGAAATCACCATCGAGCGATATATCGACATAAGGAGGTAAATTATGGGAGAGATCAAGTGTGCTCGTGGACATCTTGTCCAAGCACTTAGTTCTGCCGCAGGTTGGTATGTCGGCACTGTCGACAAGGACGGATTTCCGTACTGCCGAATTTCTGAGGGCTATTATAAGACCTGCAAGGATGCAGAGGATGCAATCAAGAATGGCACGTATATCCAGAGGACGTGTATGGAGAACCAGTTCTGCAATGGCGGAAGAGGTTGCTTCAATAAGGTGGGTGTGATATGAACATCGCCTTATCTGGAGTGATGCGTGAGATTCCTATCGAGCGCCAGTATATCATCGTCCATACGAGATATGGATACCTATCCAAGGTCGGTAACGGCCTGTTGTCTGATTTCAGTAAAGATATCGCTGATGCGGTCACATTCACCAACTTTGAGCAGGTCAAGACCCTGTGCGACACATATATGGCCTGTGCTTGGATGCGTGAGGGCAATAGTCCTTACAAGCCATATTATGAGCCATCCAATAAGTTCAATCCCGACACCCTCGACGAGATAAGGAGAAATCTCTATGCCTAAATATAAGAATGTCCACGAACTCAAGGCGGCACTTGATATGGACACAATGGTAAATGTGGCAACCAGTGCCCAATCCACCAGTCCCATCCCATTAAATAGGGTGGCGACCTACCGCCGATACGAAAGGAGTACCAAAATGGCAAAGATCTATGAAAACGGCATCAAGCTGACCAATGTGCAGGTCACCGAAGTCCTCATGAATGAGATGCCCTCTGCCCACCGTGAAATCTTCCGCAAGACCCTCGACAGCAACATCCCTCATTTCCGTAAGCGTTTTGCCCATGCGGTTCTGGACTGCTACAAGGTTCTGCCCACCACCACTGAGCAGGAGGAGAAGAGCAAGAAGTATTGCAAGTTCCTGATGGAGAAGTATATGAAGTCCTCCACCACCGCTGATGGCGAGGAATCTGCAATGCAGTTGCTCGTAAACGATATCACCAATAAGAAAGAGGAGCAGGGTTAATTACCCTCTCCTCAGCTTCTCTTATTTCTTTTTCTTATGATGCCTGTTTCTTTTCGGGGCGGATTGAAAAAGGTTTGATACCTTTCTTATAGCGTCTTCTTCGTTCACTATAAAGTTCCATCAAGAAGCAAACTTTACTGAGAGGCCGCCATACCCTATATAGAGGATGAAAGGGCGAGGCAAGAAAGTTCGGCTTTCAGACACCGACTCAAAAGCTAGTATTCAATTGTCACAGGCAGAGAAACAACCTCTGACCAAATAAATTAAAAAGGAGTAATTACAATGAGCGAAATGATCCGTGCTAACAAAGTTACCGCATACTGGGAGGGCGATGGTGTCGCCGCTGGTGTCTTCTACAAGACCCATTCCAAGATCGCAACCGTCCGTTCCAACGATGAGGCAGTTATCGCCGCTGGCTTCGTGATGCCTGAGGGTATTGACGAGGCTCCCATTACTGCCGCCCAGAAACTGGAGGCTTTCAAGAACTTCATCTGCGCCAATGCCGCCGTGTTCGGCATCACCTACGATCCTGTCGACCGTCGTGACGATACCTACAAGTTCCCCTCTCACTACGACGAGAACAACATCCTGGAGTACGCCCAGAAGATGCTGTGCGTTTCTGTCGAGAAGATTCTGGGTTCCGTCCAGACCAATGTGGTCGATCGCATGGTCAAGGCTGGCCACCTGCCTGAGGGTTCTGCCGTCCAGTATGGTGTCGGTGATGGTATCGTCGACGTGACCGAGAAGTACAACAGCGGCTACATCAAGTATGCCACTGTCACCTATCCTGTTGCCATCGCTGTTGGCGAGAACCAGACTACCACTCAGGTTGTCGTGGAACTGGTCAGCGGCCAGATCAAGAAGCCTCGTACTATTGGTGATACCGTCATGACCATGAGCGGTGTCAAGGAACTGCTGGTCGGCGCAGGTGTCCTGCCCAAGATCGAGAAGAAGTCCAAGTCCGAGGGTGCCGAGGCCGAGGCCGAGGCTGAGGCCGAGGATGGTGCGGCTGAGTAATCAGCCCACCAAAGTCTGAAAGGGTGTAATTAAATGGGATTGTTCATCGGAGTGATGTCCATCATTGGCCTTGGCTATATGATATGGGCAACGCAGTTCACTAAATGGGAAGACCGCCGTGATCACAAACGGTGGTGGGAAGATACACCCGGCTCAAGACCTCCTGCCAACAGGAGATAAATCAAGGAGCCGCTGGTCTGGGTACTGGCGGCTCTTTTATTTGGCGGTAGAGGTTTAGGTGGGTTTGAATCCCACTTCCTCCGCCATAGCACAGGTAAATATTGAGGTACATAGCCAGTATACTCCTGCAAGACGGATGATAGACTATATACCAATAGTCGGTGGAAACAAATCCGTAAGGTTGGGTGGACATTGATCCTCCTGTAAAACAGTTCGGTGGACGGAACGGACAGTCACCAAACCCGCTAATGGGTGGAATGCCCATAAGCCTGTGCATCAATAAATGTAAAGGAGTATCAAGATGCACAAAATGGAAATAGGGACACCGATATGCCATGAACCTCTTATTGCTGTCTCTGAGATTAAGAACATTACACCTGCCAGATATGATGGCGTAGAAGAGCAGTATGTGGCATGTGCTCCCAATCAGGCACAATGCTATATCATCACCACTCAGGACGGAGAGAACATTTTGATCACTTCTGATTGCAAGAATAAGGAACTCCTCATTGATATCGTGTAAATAATGTGGGCGTAGTCATTTGTCGGCTACGCCCAAAATACTATCTTGACACGAGCCGCTTTGTGTGGTATAATAAAAGAAAAAAAAGCGCAAGGCTAGAGAGGAGAAACTTATGACAAGGGTCAACAAAGTGACGGTGTATATCGGTGAAAGATTTGAGCCATCAATCATCACCTTATATAGAACCAATACAAAGCTGGCAGAGATTACGAATGAACAACTTGAGATACCTGACTTCCATGAGTCTAAGGTTGATAGAAACACATATCAGCAGTATTGCAAAGATGTAGTCATCAACCTGCTGGAGAATGGAGGAATTGAGGGGTTCTATTGGGAGCCAAAACATGTTGAAGATAACCCTGATGGTGGACAAGCTGTAAGGAAGTTTAACACCAGTACCTTTAGGTCAGAGGCCATATCAAGACTGTCGGCGATAATGGATGCGATGGTCGATGGAACCGATATCACATATGAGATTAACAAATTCAAAGATGATGGCGTAGAGGTCAAAGAGCGGTATAAAGATATGAATATCAAATACGGCTCAACAGATATTGCCATGACAGTCACAGGCAAGAAATCAGAGGTAGTAAAGGTGACCGTGGAGTTGCGGTCAGGACAGATGTGCAAACCCAAGACATTTACCATGTCAGATGGTACAATCAAACAATTGAATATTACAACATTGAACCGAATGTTGAGATAGATATAGGAGGACACCACTAATGACAACCATGACAAAAGATGAGTTATTGCTGGTATTGAAAGAGGCAAAATCTGGTAATAAGACCTCTGAGCAGAACCTGCTCATATATATCCGCAATAACGTAATGAACCGCAGGATAGGCAGATACCTCAGCCGCAATCGTCAGGTGGAGAATGAGGACTTGAAACAGGAGTTCATGATTGGAGTGGCACTCGCAATTCCGAAGTGCAGTATGGATATCGGAGATCCAATCGAATATCTGCTGGCACAAGGCACATACCGAGTCAGATCTTGCCTGAGAGGTAATATCATCAAGAGCACCGTGCAGGTATGCAGAGAGTGCGGATCTATTACTAGATTGAACAGGATTGGCAATGAATATATCTGCAAGAAGTGCGGTAGCAACAACATCGAGACACAGGAACTGATGGATAACAATGAGATTGCCCTTGAGAACACAGTAGACACAGAAGAATCTGTCGAAGATACAGTCACTTCTGAGATGCTGATCGAAAAGTTTGAGGCAACACTCAAGGATGGGACAAATGTCAAAAATCTCTACAACCTGCTTAAGAGTGGCATCAATCGAGATAATCCGCTGGTAAAGAACTATATCAGGGAGATTGCCCTGATTTGGGGTGGATGCTCAGAACAGAATGTGGTGCAGACACTCGCCAAGTTGCAGGATAGAATGAGGAAGTTTGCTGACGAGAATGGCTTTGAAATTAGGGGTAATAGATTTGTAGAAAAGGAGTGACGATCATGACGAAAGAAGAAAGTTATAAGGAGACAAAGGTGTGCAAATGCATCAGCTGTGGTGTTGATGTAACAGTTACCAAATTCGCATCTGCGGCTAAGGTATTGTGTCCTGATTGCAAGAAATCTGGCAAACAGCCCAATGCCGCAATACTGGCCAGTATCCCAACCAAGAAGATTGAGCCGAGGTCAAAGTATGGCGGTGGTGATACTAAGGTACTGCCCTGTATCAAGTGTGGCAAGGAAGTGACAGTTACCAAGTTCGCATCTGCCGCCAAGGTACTGTGTGATGAATGTAAGGGTGAGTCTGGCGGATATGCCCAGCGTGGTGAGATTGTTACCAACCCAATCATTAACCTTAAAAAGCTGGACAGAAGTGTTGTGCCCACCTTGGAGGAATATAGTGTGACACCAGTACTCTTTAATAACAAGGCATTACGTAAGGTAAGGTGTCCTGCGTGTGGTCACGACCAAATGAAGATACTTAAGGTACTTGACTGGAGCATCTTTGGGCTGATTATTCATTACCAGTGCCCAGTATGTAAGTTACTTGTGTCGGTATCTGAGCAGACCAAAAGAATGGTACACTATCGCAATGATGGCGATATGTTTGACTATAGTGGTGAGTCTATTGGTAGCGGTATATCTGCTGTTCAGGGTTCACGCATGAGTATGAGTGTCATGAAACTTATGAAGATACTCAAGGAGCACAATATAGAAGTTGAGGGTGACGAGATACCGCCATACCTCTATGAAGAAACAAGACCTGTGCCTGTCGGATATTGTATCCCTAAGGACGATAAGGCCATCAAAACTATTGATGATACCATCAAGATGCTGGAAAATACCACAAGGCAGGGATCGCTAATTGACACACCTGAGGGAAGCCGATATATCCAAATTAGCGATACACTTGCTAAGCAAATGGCTGAGAGGCTGAAAGAATTACTCAAGGATGGTGAACAGAATGGGTGAATATATCTGCAAGGAGTGCGGAGCAACATTCGACACCCCTTATGAATATGAAGAACGCCATGGGTTTACTCATGGCCCATTTGAGAAATGGAGTGTATGCCCATATTGTGGCGAGACAGGATATGAAGAAGCGACAAGTTGTGACTGCTGTGGAACTGCGATTGCAAAATCCGATGCTCACATCATCAATGTGCATGGTCGTGTGCTAGAGGTTTGCGATAAATGTAATGACGAATTGGAGGAAGAATCATAAATGGAAATGAAATCTATGAAATCTGTTGGTTCACCGCCGACAAAAGAAAAGGAAACACCTACACATGAGTGCAGTGGGTGTGGAGGTAACTGTGACGGAAACTGTCATTGTCATTCTAATAAGGTTGATGTCAATGACCTACAGGTAATGGCAGTACGAAACCGCTCTGAAATCGAGGCAAATCTGATCGACAAGAATACAGGCGAGATCCTGCGTGAGCGTATTCCTGTACAATGGCGTTCCAGAGAGAATAAACTCGATTATCTCTCCGTGTCGAAGATACAGGCATATGAGCAATGCCCTGCATGTTTCTATTATCAGTACCTGTCTGACGAGGGTGCATCAACTGATAATGGCAACTTCTTCACATTCTTCGGCAGTATCATGCATGAGGTTGTCGAAATGGCATCCAAATACTATAAGGAAACTGGCATTATCGTGCCGTGGGAGTCACTTTATGACGAGACATGGGAGAAGAATAAGCTATCTGGATTTGATACTTATCTTGAGGGCAAGGAACTGCTTAAATCTTATTTCCTGCGCAATCCTGTTGACAAGCGTACCGATGATCCTGTATTCATTGAGCACGAGTGGCGAGGCGAACTCGGTGGGTGCACATTTGGTCTGATGATCGACTATGCTGGTATCATGAAGAATGACCCTACTACTGGCATTCTCAAAGATTACAAGACCAATCGCATGCCATTCACTCCTAATGAGTTAGAGTCCAGCTTCCAGCTTCGTGTGTATGAACTGGTGTTGCGTAGACACCTACTGCCTGAGGTCAAGAACTGGATCGCAGGATATGAAATGTTCAGATTTGGGTGGCAGGCTTGTCCACAATGGACTGAGGATGATCTACTGGAAGTTGAGGAATATATTGCCACCACATACAAGCAGATCATGATGGACAATACATGGGAAGAGAAGCTGAACAACTTCTGTGGTTACCGCAACTGTCGGTTCACATGTAAGACCTATCAAGATTTCCTCAACAATCCCAAGCGATATGTCGGCGGATTTAATCTGGAGGGTACTGATTATGCCGAAATTGAACGCCAAAGAACCCTCATGGGTACGTATGAGAAGATTGCCAAAAAGCACAAAGAGGAAGCGGCGGATATTCTCAAGGTCGCAATTCAGCAAGCGGCGGCAGAGGGAAAGAGATTTGAGATCAATGGCGAGGAATTAGAACTGTATGCTGGGTCTACCCAGTCTTACAGATACTATGATACTCGCAATGTACTGTTGGCGGCGGGTGAACTCGATCTGCTTGATGATTGCCTGTCCATTCAGAAGACCAAGATGGATAAGGTATTACAGTCAAGACCTGAACTCCGCCTACAACTTGCAGGCTGTATGTCCACTAACTATTCCAGCCCATACATTGTGAAGAAGAAAGGTGGTAAGAAGAAGTAATGAGATATACACCAAAGAGGAGTAAGAAATCAAGAACATACTTGCACATGGCGAGAATGATCGCAATTGCGGTACTGGTCATGATGTTATTCATCTTTGTCGGTATATTTAAGAATGATAGTGAAGCTGAACTCCCAGTATACACTTCTGTACCGACCAACCAAGTAGAGTTGTCTAGTGAAACACCCATGGTAACTCATACGCCAGTACCAACACCGACACCAGAACCTACTACAGAGCCAACGCCGACAATTACATGGTGCTACACAGACGAAGATGTAATTACCATGGCGAAGGTAATGTATCGTGAGGCTCGTGGAGTGGGCAGTATAACACAAATTGCATGTGTTGGATGGGTTGCCTGTAACAGGGTGGATGCTGGAGCATTTGGCGATACAATAACAGAAGTGCTCACTGCACCAAATCAATTTGCATGGATACCAGATACACCAGTAGAAGAGTGGTTGGTAGAAATTGCAGAAGATGTTCTACAGAAGTGGAGTATTGAGAAGAGCACTGGTGAGCGCTGTGGTAGGGTGTTGCCAGTAGAATATTTATATTTCCATGGTGATGGCAAGGTTAATTGGTTCCGTATTGAATATGAACATAATAATCAGTATTGGGACTATTCTTTGCCGTCACCCTATGAAAGCTAACATACTTATTATAAAAGCCGCTATGGGCGACACATTAAATGAACCAACCAAAAACAAGGAGGTACTCAAATGAAAGGCAATGTAACCGTGGTTCTCGACTCTCAGGCAGGTAGCTGTGGAAAGGGCAAATTCGTCGGATATTTGGCGAAGCATGACAACTTCACCGCTGCAATCGACAATTTCATGAGCAACGCTGGGCACACATATCGTGACGATCATTATGGTGTCGTGATGACCCAGCATCTGCCAACATCCATCGTGAATCCTACCACCAATCTCTACATCGGCCCAGGTGCCGCCATCACTCCCTCCATCCTGTTCAACGAGATTCTGAGATACAGGACTATCATCGGTGGCCGCAAGGTCTACATCAACCCTCGTGCGATGGTTATCAAGCCCGAACATGCGGAGCGTGAAAAGGAATTGGTCCGTTCTGGTTCCACATTCAAGGGATGTGGTGTCGCACAGGCCGATAAGGTCATGAGAGTCCCCGGCACCCAGCTGTTCGGTGAATGGTACAAGTATGAGGACTGGTCTGGCGACTATACGCCTGAGGAGATCAATTGCATCATCGATACCATTGAGGTAGACGATTGCATGATGTTGCTCAACAACATGATCGACTGCGGTGAGTCTGTGCTGGTTGAGGGTTCTCAGGGATGTGACCTCGACATCAACTACGGCCTGGACTATCCTCACACTACCAGCCGCCAGTGCCATGCTGGACAGTTGGTGGCAGACTGTGGTATCTCTCCCAGACTGGTCGATGATATCATCATGATCATGCGTCCCTACCCCATTCGTATTAGCAATCAGACCAACATCGGCCTTGAGATCTCCTCTGGTGACTACGATGGCTCCAAGGAACTGACGTGGGATATCATTAAGGAGCGTTGCGGTGCACCTGATGATGTTCAGTTTGGTGAAATGACCACTGTCACCAAGAAGATGCGCCGTGTGTTCGAAATGAACTGGGATCGTCTGCGCTATGTCACAACCCTCAACCGCCCCACCCAGATTGCTCTGAATTTCGCACAGTATATCGATTACGGTGCGCTGGGCTGCAAGAAGTGGTCTGAACTGCCTCAGAAAGTCAATGACTTCATTGCACGTGTCGAAGATGTCACCAATGTCAAGGTTACCCTGATCGGTACAGGTGCCGCCAATGATGAGATTATTGACCGCCGTTGATGGCCAATGGCTGATCTTCGACAATCACGATTTGGCAAAGGCGATCATCAAGAGTCCATGCCCAATCTACCGTGTCGAGGTATTCAGCCATCAATACGGCAACAGATGGCTTGACATCACATATAAATATGCCGAATACACTAAGAAAGGAAATGAGAAGATGCCCAAGAAAATTACTACGCTCCCTGCGTATGCTATCGGTGAGGTCATTGACCTCTCCTACAAACATGGCGGGATGCCGAACCGCATCTATATCGACACCGCATTCTGGAGGGAACAGGACACAAGATGGCACTATCAGGTAATCATGGAGAATACTGGTGAGAAGACCATCATGTCCGAGGACTTCATCAAGGAGCGCAAGTCCAAGAACTCTTCCCCTGTCTGCAAGAACCCCGATATCATCAAGCGTTTCAGCGATGGTTGGAGATTTTGCGGTAATTTTGAAAAGGATGCCGCCGTTGCCAATGGCAAGCTGATTGCCGGGAATCCCAATGTGAGAGCAGTCCGCCTGTATCCTGCCCTCAATTACAACAACCAGTATATGAACGGCAAGCTGGGCATCTGGATCAAGTATACTCACACCATCTATGATGATGGTCGTTTTATCGACCAGTGCATGATGGCTGAGTTCGTTGACCTGAAGTAAGTATATAAACCAAATAAACTTTGTAACGCTGTCCAAGTCGCTATATTTAAGGTGAACGCTTGGACAGCGTTACATAATTAATGACGATGGAGGTACATAACATGTCTTGGGACAACATTACTGGCGATGCGAAGATCCTTCCTTCTACTGGCGGTAACGCAGACGAAATCAAGTTCGAATCTGGGAAGCCTGTTCGTGTCAAACTCATTCTCCGTGACGGAGAACAGCCCTATTCCTATCTGGAACACGCAATCGAGTGTGAGGGTACCGATGGTCAGGGCAAGACCGTCCGACAGTTCCGTACTGTCAGATGCCCGAAGACCACCAAGAACCCCAATGCATACTGCCCGATCTGCGAGGGTCAGAGATTCCGCCGCCGTGTGCGTAATGCCGCCAATGTGTGGGATTATGAGCAGGGCAAGGTGCAGAAGCTGAATGCTGGTGACGGCATTTGGAAGCCTATCGCAACTACCCGCAAGATGGGTGTTGATGTTCTGGCTGTGGACTGGGGTCTGATGCGTACTGGCACGGACAGAAACGATACCGAGTATACCGCAACCAATCTCGGTGCAGCCCAGATGCAGAACCCCATCCCTGAGGATCAGCTGTTCGATATTGAGGCGGACTATGCTCCTCATACCATCGATGAAATGAAAGCGATCGTGGAGTCCATTGGGCTGAAATGGGAAGATGTTATTACTCCTCCCTCCCTCACCTATCCCACTCTGCAGGAGGCTCTGGCACATGTCATGCCTAACGGCAAGTACAAGGATCAGACATTCCAGCAGATTTGGGCGGCTGACCAGAGTCCTAAGGGCATGATCAACTTCCTGGCTACCAAGTCTGACCGTATCACCGCTGAAAAGGCGGCGGCGCAGGTCATTTTGGTTAACCTCGGTGGTGCCAATATCCCTGGCGTACCCAAGTTTAATGCTGACGGTACTGCAGCCAATATGTCTGGCGAGAAGCCTGCGGCAACTACCGCGCCTGCCGCCACTCATACTGCTACAACCATGGGCGGCATTCAGATGAATGCTCCTAAGCCCACGACTACACCCGCACCCGTGGCAAATGCAACACCCGCTCCCACCCAGAATGCTGACCGCACCAAGAAAATTGACGAGATCAATAATCTCTTTGCCAGCAAGGAGAAGTTCGTCAAGGGTGGATTTAAGCTGATCATGGACACCATGAAGAAAGCTGGCAATGGCAAGGCCAATATTGCTGATTTCAGCGATGCCGAACTGGATGCTCTCTTGAAAATCTGTCAGGAGTAATCGTCGGCATTACAGGGTAAATTATGTGGGCTATCATTGTAACGAATGGTAGCCCATTTAATTTATTTGTCGATAGGGAGAAGTTGCAAATGAAAGCTAATCGAGCGATTTATCGTACATGTTCTGATTGCGGTGCTGAGTTTATCATTAGCCCAAGATTTCAGGACTACCTTGAGGAGAATGGTCTCAAGCTTCCTAAGCGTTGCAAAGCTTGTCGTGACAGCCGCAAGGAAGCCCATGAAATCAAGAAGTGTGTCGACTGCGGCAACGATTTCGTGATTACCCAGAACGAGCACAAGTTCTACTCCGAGCGGGGACTTACCGAGCCTAAGCGCTGCCCAGAGTGCCGCCAAAAGAGAAAATATGAGCGAAATTCAAAAAAGGCGGAACAGGAATAATCGCAAGCGAGGTAGCCACTTTGAGAAAGTAGGGGCAGACTTTCTTGATATGGATGTCGTGCCATATTCTGGCTCAAATGCTAGATTTGGATATGGTGATGTCCGTGATAGTAAGTGGCTAGGGGAATTCAAGAACATCACTATGAAAGATGGCAGGTGCAAGATCCTTACTGAGTGGATTAGGGATAATATTGCCAAGGCCAATGGATATGGCCTAATGCCATTCTTAGCATGGATGCCAGCAGGTAGAGCAGAAAAATATGTCATTCTTGACCCAGACACATTTATTAAGCTTGATGCGGCATACGATATGGTTATTGAAATCCCGAAGAAGTCAGTCGTTGCGGTTAACATGTTCATAGATATAAATGATGACTATATGAAGTCAGTACGAGCAAAGAAGTCAATTGCTCAGCTAAAGTTTGGCGATAGCATCTATTATATGATGGAGATCACTCTATTCCGTGATATAATTAATGCTAAAGGCCTGAAAGGTGTGCGCAAGAGTTATGAAACATGACATTATCTTTAATTCGGTCTGAGCACTAAGGGTGGTGGAGTATTCTGCCACCCTTGATTTATATAAGGAGGGTATTATGACGATTGATATTGAAATCACGAATACCGAATGTAAAATACTAACACCATTGAACTCTAATCAGCTGGCAGTATTACGCACAGCATGTTCATTTGAAATGGAAGGTCATGAGTACAAGAGCAATGCATATGCCAGAAAGGGTATTAAATGGGATGGATCTAAGAAGCTATTCAACATCCAGACTAGAAGATTTCCTGTCGGCCTACTCACTCATGTAACCACGATCCTATCAAACATGGGCATTGATGTGCGATATATCAATAAGAGGGTTTATACCGAAATTGAACGTGATTACAATATGGCTAATTTCGGCATACGCAACTACCAAACCAGAGTCGTAAATACATCGGTAATGAGCGGGAACGGCATAATCAAGGCGGCTACTGGATCTGGCAAAACAACCATGGCGGCGAGAACAATCGGTGCTATCGGTAAGTGGGCAATATTTATTGTGCATACACGTGACCTTCTATATCAGACTATTGAGTCGTTTAGTAGAATGTTTCCTGACGAAGAGATTGGGCAGATAGGTGATGGTGTGTTTAAATACAGGCCGATTACCGTTGCAACCATGCAATCCTTGGCGATCATTGGCAACATCAAGTACGAGTCATACAAATACGACGAGGATAGCGACACCATCAAAGAGTCAAAGAAATATTATGAGCGTGAGGAGATAAAAGCCCAGTTCAAGGAATATCAGAAGAATGTCGGCATAGTGATGTTTGACGAGGTACAACTGATATGCTCACAGACGGCATTTGGTGTACGATTTCTGTTTGAAAATGCAAATTATGCATTTGGGTACTCGGCATCACCATGGCGTGATGATGGGTCTGACATGATGATTGAGGCCGCATTTGGTGCTCGTATCTGTGATGTCACAGCGTCTGAACTAATTGAACTTGGGTATCTGGTTCAGCCACGCATTATGATCAAGCGTGTCAATAATAATACATGGACTGGCAATAAATACCAGGAAATCTATGAGTCAGCAATAGTAAATAATACAATGCGTAACCTACAGGTCGCAAATGATGCATGGAATCAGTACAATATGGGTAGAAACACGCTGGTGCTGGTTAACTATATTGCACACGGTGAGATACTTGAGGGCATGTTGCGTGAACTCGGTGCACCAGCAATCTTTATATCTGGTAAATCTCGCATGAAACAGAGAAGACAGGTAATACAGGATATGCGTGACGGCAAGGCACCGATAGTCATTGCGTCCACCATTGCAGATGTTGGTCTGGATGTACCTAGATTGCAGACAGTGGTTGAGGCTGGTGCTGGCAAATCGTCAGTTACCGCATTGCAGAGATTAGGTAGAGTGATGCGTCCATTTGAGGGCAAGGACGAGTGCTATTTCATCACTTACCGTGATAATGCGCCATTCCTGTGCACACAGGTTGATAGTAAAATCAGAATATGGCGGACAGAGCCTAAATTTATTATAGAAGAGGGGTAAGATTATGATCGACTGCAAAGAGATCGTTAACAAGTATAAGGCCAAGATGAAGAATGCGATCAACGGCAGAAAGATTGGACTTGCTGTTGTGCAGGTCGGCAATAACTATGCAAGTTCCAGATATATCAAGGGCAAGATATCTGATTGTAATGAGGTCGGCATTGATCTGATACATATATGGTTTGAGGAAACTGCGACCACCGATCAGATTGTTGATGCTATTGAGAGCCTTAATGAGGACGAAAATATTCATGGCATCATCGTGCAGTTGCCATTACCAGAGCATTTGGACTATGACAAGATCCTTAATACTATCGTGGATAGTAAAGATGTCGATGGGTTTAAGTCAACGAGCAGATTCACTCCATGCACACCGTTGGGTATTATGATATTGCTCGACAATATTGGTGTTGATGTGGCTGGCAAGAAATGCTGTGTTATCAGCAGGAGTAAGATAGTGGGCAAGCCATTGGTAAATATCTTGATCGATTCTGATGCCACAGTAACCTGTTGTCATAGCAAGACCAAATACTCAGACAAGAAATCTGCAGTTGTCAATGCCGACATCGTGATAACGGCTGCTGGCAAGAAGAACTCAATTATACCAGAAATGGTGCATAACGGTCAGATCATAATTGATGTGGGCATCAATCGTGGTGACGATGGCAAAATCTGTGGTGATTGTGACAGAGATATCTATGATATCGTCGATATGGTCACACCAGTACCTGGCGGAGTAGGACTGCTGACAAGGTTGGCCTTGCTGAGCAATGTTGTTGATACCGCACTAACTTTGTCTAGATAAGCTGACTATCTATATAAACAACGGAGGCGATCTACATGGCAATTGAAAAAGAATATGGCAAGTTTATCCCAGTATGTGATGGGTGCCTTGCGACACTTGATAGCTGTGATACCTTTCAGGATGCAGTTGACGAGTGTAAGGAAAATGGCTGGCGTAATGTCAAGACCAATGGCATATGGCAGAATAGGTGCCCTAAGTGCTATGAGCCAGTACAGGCACGAAACCAGATTAAGAAATTAGATTGGTAAAGGAGTAAGTACATGAACATCGTACAGGCACAGGTCAGAGAAATGTTTGACCGAAATCCGCAGAAGCATATTGAGGCCATTGGTCGTATCTGCTACAAGAGTGAGGATATGACCACCAATGATTCTCACCGTAGCTTTGTCAAGCGTATGCATAATAACCGCCATTGGGCTATGCTGGAGCATTTCCGCTTCATCCTGCAGGTTCCAGCTTTTGTGTATGAACCTATCGGAGAGATTGGCAGTCCGTACATCGTCAGAACAAATGGTGGTAGAATGATGATCAGCGGCTCTGCCAGAGGATTTATGGATGCCCTGGAGTTCGTTGAGTGGGATATGCACAATGGCAACCACTATGGGTTCAACAGTTCTCATGTCGCCGCCATCATGAGCGTTATTAAACACATTGTGTGGCACTATGGATGCAACGAATTGTTCGGCGGCGCATATAGCCCTTGCGAACAGTATACCATGCGATGCATTGATGATTTCTCCGAACTCACCGAATTGGAGAACATGAAGCATGGATGGCATTCTGTCCTGTTCACATGTGACCGTGGTGTGTCCCATGAACTGGTGAGACATCGCCCAGCATCATTTGCGCAGGAGTCCACCAGATACTGCAACTATACCAAGGGTAAGTTTGGTGGGTCTATCACCGTAATCGACCCCATTTTCTTCGACAAGGACGAGGAGCGCAAGGATATTGATGGTTCTGATTTTGCCATCAACAAATATGATGTATGGCAAAATTGCATGAAGAACCTCGAAAAGGCATACACCCTCATGATCGAATTCGGCGCAACCCCTCAGGAAGCAAGAACCATTCTGCCAAATTCCCTCAAGACCGACATCGTGTTGACCGCAACCAATGAAGAGTGGAGTCATATTATTGACCTGCGCTATGTTGGTAGCACTGGCAATCCCCATCCTCAGATGGTGGAAGCCATGACCATCCTTGTAAATAACTATGATTGGGCGGCTGACCTATCTCAAAGATGATAGTCTGCCCTGAATGCGGCAGGGAGTTTATCTATAATCCGCAGAGCATATTCTTCATCACCTACAAGGGCAAGAGAATCCGCCTATGTGGGTATACATGCAAGAATAAGCATAAACAGAGGCTAGGTATCAAGGAGGTCAACAGGATACGATGAAAAGGGTCGTAATAGTCATAGCGAATGGTGCGGCTAGGTCTGGCAAGACCACACTACAAAACCTAGTCAAGAAGCACTTTGAGGATGTATGCAATATCTACATCAGGTCATCTGTTGATGTGATGTATCAGGTATACAAGATGCTGGGCTGGAATGGTAAGAAAGATGACACCTTCCGCAACGACATGCACACGCTCAAGCAGATGTACATAAAGAATTGTGATGGTCCGACAAGAGATATTATCATAGCAGCAATGGTCGCATTGACCTCTGATAGTGCTAATGATACTATTATCTTCTACGACATCCGTGAGGCAGAGGAAATCAATAAGCTTCTGGATTTGGTCAGACCACTCAATTTGATTGGAATCTACTGTAAGACAATGCTTATTCGCAGGACTACTGTAGAAAGTCTCAAGCACGGCAACCATGCTGACGATGATGTCCTAACAAGTGGTATTGAGTATGACATCACCGTTGATAATAGCGGTGACCTCAAACATCTTGAGGAAAGAATTGACAGCATTGTAAAACAAATATTGGAGGTATAATTATGGAACCCGAAAACAAGGAAATGATCGCAATCGACCTGGGTTATACTGACCCTAATGAATTCGTGGATGCCCTCGACCAGATGCACCGTTCTAAGGGTCATGAGGTTATCCGTGATCACATGTCTCCGTTCATGCTCAAGAAGATCCGTGAGGACACTGAACTCTACAAGAAGTTCCAGGATATCAAAATGGAGTGCAAGAAATCCTATGAGTATGACCGCAAGGTTGCAACCATGTTGGATGTCAACCGTGGCCTGACCAACCTGTACAATATCATTCTCCGTCTCCTCGCATCTTATAAGAATGGCAATGACGCGACACTTGATGCGGTGTGCGCCGCAATCAATAAAATCGAAGAGAGGCTCGGCATGGAGCAGACCGATTGGACTGGAGGACAGGAAAATGCTGCAGGCAACACAGAAGATGGCGAGGGCATCCCGACAGGTAGTGACCGAACTGAATAAGTATGCTGATGCGGCTGGTGTGCAGGGGTTTCTTATCCCTGCACATATTTATATGTGTGATTATATGATAATCAAGTATAATCAGGCCGCAGTAATCAATGTGATTAAGTCACATATGACCAAGATACAACCGAGGAAGAGAGAATATAAACATTTCACCCCGACATATTGGTATAAGATTGTCGACAATATGCTCGGTGACAAGGCTGGAGCAAGACGCAACCAAGATATACAGGTATGTGGTGAAATGGTTGACTACAACTCGTTTAATCACATCACAAAGATGTATCTATTGGATGATTATAGTGTGCAGGATGCCGCTATTATCAACCGTATCGTCAATCAATACAGTTTGGCTGATATAGTATCAGCATGCAAGACAGCATCACAGAATGGCGTACACTCCATGGCATATGTTGATGCCGTGTTGAGAGATATGGATGCCAGAAAGAGTGCCGAAGCCCTGAGGATTAAGGTGCTGGGCGATAAGATCGAGAAATCAAATATGACCCTTGGCGGCGAAACCCATGTACATACTCCAATTGAACTCGCCAAGGCTGAATATGACTATAACAAGAAGAGAGAGGATATGCTCCTCGAACTACTTGTGAATAAAATGTTTGGTGGTGAGAAGAAATGAGAGTAGTATGCGTATCCAACAATGACGGCATACCAGTCAAATATAATGGAGAGGCTGTTGGTAAGGCATATATCCAGCAGGATCGTACTATGATGGTGGTGTTGGATACCAAAGAGGACGAGATTAAGTCGATGCTACGTGGTACACAGCAGTCTATGAGCATCGAGATTGCGAGGAATAACACATGAAGAAATTCTCTGATCTAGACCAAGTTAGGCAAGCCCTAACTGAGGCCATGGATTTGGATGAATTTATCAGACTTGCAGATAAGAAATATTCTGCTGAGACTGGTAGACCAATCAATCCAATTGAAATGGTCAACGATCATCTTTACAAGAAACAGTGCGACCTTGATACACATCCTGCCGACGAGGATGGCACAAGAGATAGCACGGCATCATTCACTATCTGTCCGCCAAAGGAAATGTGGTACTGCTTCGGATGCGGTGCTGGCGGCGACAGATTTGAGTATATAAGTGTCAGATTTAATGTCGACCATATTGAGGCCATCAATATGACGGCAGAGATTGAGGGAGTCGACCTGACACCATATTATGCTGAGTTATCTCCTGAAGACATGATCCGTGAGAATTTGTTCAAGGAGAATGCACTAGCCCGTCAACTGGCGCATGAGGCTCTGCTTAAAGACGAAACCGCTTTGACCTATTTGAGAGGCCGTGGCATGACCGACGAGTCAATTGAACTGTTTCAACTTGGCTTTGCCCCACCTGCCAACGGTCGTATTTCGATATTTGACAAAGTTGCAAATTCGCCTGTGTTGCAGTTGGACAGAATGGACATGTTCAACAATGCAATCCTTTTCCCAATTACCGATGTATTTGGGCGGATGCGGTATTTCCAATCAAGACCATTCAATCCTCTGCCTGGAATGAAGTATATTGGTGGTAATGACAACCACCCACTATACGACGAAACTGACAGAATATTCGGCTTCCATATCTCACGCAAGATGTTGTACAAGAATGGCGGCAGGATTATCGGCGTTGAGGGTGCACCAGATACTATTGCCTGTATTCAGGCTGGCCTGTGTGCGTGTGGATTCCTTGGTACGGTAGTCAATCAGCTGACATTCGACCTACTTGGTAAATATAGAGTAGTAGAATTAATCCTATTGCTCGACGGCGATAAGGCTGGTAGAGATAGATCATTTAAGATCTGTGAGAAATACCTCACCCTGCAGACCAATGTGCGGCTAAGGGTTGCAAGCCTACCAGATGGATATGACCCAGACGAATTTATCAATAAGTATGGTGTGGACAAGCTTAAGGAGATTGTTGATAGCGCACCATATGCTGTGCAATACCTTGTCGACAGCAAGTGGAATGAGGCCAAGACACCTACTGAGAAGATGCAGTTTATGTACGACATCCAGAAGTACATGAATGCGATTACCGACAAGATGGTAAAGCACATCATGGTGATGGATATCGCAGGCAAGATGGGACTCGATCCAGTACAGGTAGAGGACTATTATGTACAGTCTGTTGCATCATCTTCTGACGGCAAGTTATATGCGCTTGATGGTGAGGAAGTGTTGCTTGGTCAGGCGATGCGTGATCCAGATTTCATTACTGAACTTACTATGCGGTTCAATGACAATGACTGGTATCTCGCAAGGCACCGCTATCTGTTCAAGATATTGAGACAGGCACAATATGTTGATGTTGAGTCAATATCAATAATGGCTAAAAACCTCAATCTTGGCGAGATAATTACGGTAGAGTGGCTAAACTATCTTGTCAACAAGGTTGGTAATGTTGAGTTCTCCCTCAAGGATGTTGAGGACAAGCTTATCCGCCGCAAGACCATTGATATCGTTGATAGGACTAGGATATCAGCCAATGACATGACACAGGATATCACTCTGGCATTGGACAGAACCACCAATGAAATGTACGGTGCAGTACACAAGAGAATGGATGAACAGATATTTGATGCTAAACAGCAGGTGTCTAGTGCTATGAAACTGATACATGAGCGTATGCATAATCCAAACCAGATTATCGGTTATGAGTTTGGTGATGGATTCAAGAAATTGTCGCTAGCCACCCTCGGCCTCCAAACCAAGACTATCAATGTGGTTGCGGCAAACCAAGGTGTAGGTAAGACCACAATATGCCAGAATTGGGCGATGTATCAGGCAGTTACACAGGGCATTCCAACCCTATGGTTCACACTAGAAATGGATAAGGATAGAATGACATTCCGCAATTTGTCTATTATCAGTGGTGTGCCATGTACTGCAATCATGACTGGCAATTTGACACTTGAGGAGAAATCCAGGGTTGATGATGCCGCAATTGCCCTTGAGAATACACCATTCCATTTGTCTGAGCGTGGTCATGACATGACTGAGGCACTATCCATTGCACGTAGATATGTCAACAAATTCGCAATAAAAATCGTGTATGTTGACTATGCACAGTTACAGCATGTGTCTGACAGGAAAACTGACCAGAGATATCGTGAATTGGGCTGGATATCTAAGGGGTGGAAAGAATTTGCTAAGGACATGGATGTGTGCGTGGTACTGATCTCACAGCTGTCCAAAGAGGCACTCCATGCAGAAATAGCAGAGGCGGAACATGGTGCAGGTTCATACGAGATTGCACAGGATGCTGATACATACATCACACTCAAGGAGAAATCTGAGGACGAGATCAATCAGCGTGGCATCGACCATGGCAACATTACCATGAACCTCTCCAAGAACCGTATGGGTCAGGACGATGTGTTATTTGATGTGTATGCAGATAGATCGGTCTTGCGCATGTCAGAGTGCTAAGTATGTGAGCCATACAAACTTATTTATGACAGCAATTCACACAATATATAAAAAGCAGGTGATTAAAATGAGCAAAAAGGTATGTGTAGTATTGGTCGGTGGACCATGTAGTGGCAAATCCTCGACTGGCAAGATCGCCGCAGAGATCCTTGATGCGGTTTATATCTCTTCTGGAGACATCGCCAGAAATATGGCACAGGATAGTGACATCATCAAGAATGATCTCATGTTGGGTAAGCTTGCCCCTGAGGACAATATGCGTAATGCCATTTCCAACAGACTCTGGTATTACTTTAAGAGGAAAGATAGAGATATTATCATCCTCGATGGGTTTCCCAGATTTGGTGGTCAGGCGAAATGGCTTCGCAAGGAATTGCCGCACAACATTGACGTAAGATATGTCGAAATCTATGCGCCTCTGTCGACGATTATTGAGCGTTCTAGTGCACGTAATAGGGATGACGATAAGAACCTTGAGACACGGCTGAAATACTACTACGGTGTCACACACAAGGAACTGAATGACCGTATCGAATATCTCATTGACACCAGCGAAACAAGTGTTCAGGAGTGTGCTGAGGCACTTGTTAAATATATTAAGGAGGTAACCAAATAATGTTGACGATTGCCAAATTCGATCGATACGATTTGGTGAATACACCTGGTACTGACAAGCCAGCATTTACCCTCTGGTTTAGTGGGTGTTCTCAGAAGTGTGAGGGTTGTTACAATCCTAAACTCTGGGACAAGAGTGCTGGCAAGCCGTACGAGTCGGATACCGTAGCATTCACTATCTGTAGTGAGTGTGAGCGCACCGAAATCAAAGATGTAGTCCTGTTGGGCGGTGAGCCTATGGAGCAGGACTCCACAAGTCTGCAGAATCTACTTGCGAAACTCCATCGATTTGGGTATCGCATTTGGATGTACACCAGCTGGGAATTCGAAGATATTCCTGCCAATATTAAAGAGCATCTGTACACTATCAAGTGTGGTCGTTATGACGAAACCCTTAAATGTGATGGTATTCCATCGTCTTCAAATCAGAAGTTCTATCGGAACGAGGGCAAAGGCTGGCAAGAAATCACATTTAAGGAGGAACCTAAGTAATGAAAATCGGAATGTCACTAGTTAAGGGCTTCGAGGAACTGTACGAGAAGTTCTCAAGCACCGAGCAGGGTATGAAGTACCTGAAAATTGAGGGCATCGCACCTGACCAGTTGGATATCGGCCTGACAAGCAATACATTTTTCAATGAGAAGCTGACTGATGTCGCCACCGATGGCAACTCCAACTGGGCAGAGAACCTCTCTCCTGCAACCTACAGAACCTTTACTACCAATGGCCAGATGAAACTGCTCGGCTATCACCTGCTGTGGTATTATGCCGAGAAGAGATATGGCAAGGAATGGGCTGACCACGCAATCAGTATGCTGTGGGATGGCGACCTCTATTTCCACGATGCCCACGGCATCCGCATCCAGATGCCGTACTGCTATGCATTCAGTCTGGACAAGATCGTATTCGAGGGAAGACCCTATGGCACTTCTCCTAATACTCCTCCCAAGCACCGCAAGTCCTTTATCTCACAGGTGGACAAACTGATCTCTGATATGAGTAAACAGTTTGCTGGTGCTACTGCTCCCTCTGATTTCTTCCTGTGGTACGCATGGTATTGTCAGAAAGAGGGTATTGACCCAAATACCAAGGAGGGTCGTGATGCCATCATTCAGGATATGCAGGGTCTGGTTTGCCTATTCAACGATGCAAGCCGTGCAGAGGGTGAACCTCCATTCACCAATATCTCAATCTATGATCACATCGGCCTGAACTCCCTGTTTGGTCATATCGTCTATCCTGACCATACCGTGCCCGACATGGAGTACATCATGAGCCTGCAGAGAATTTTCTGCGAGTGGTTCAGTAACGGTGATCCTATTACTGGCTTCCCATATCGTTTCCCTGTTGTCACCCAGAACCTGACAACCGATGAACACGACGAATTTGTCGATGATGATCATGCAAGATGGGTCGCACATGTCAATAGACCTCTGGGCAATTTCAACCTGCACTTCGGCAAGAAGAATAAGCTGGCTATGTGTTGCCGCTATGAGAATGACATTGAGGATATGGAAATGACACCTGACAGCTTTGGCAATGGTGGTGTCAATATCGGTAGCCACCGTGTCATTACTCCCAACTATCCTCGTGCCGCAATCAAGGCAAATGGTGACCCCGACAAGTTCATTGAGGTTCTCGATGAAATGTTCGATGTCTGCGCCAAACTCCTGCACATTCACCGCATCGATATCCTGCAGAAGAGAATTGATCGTTCTCCTGAGTACCTGCAGTATTTCGGCAAGCTGGGCTGGTTCAGCCTTGATACTATGTTCAGCACCTTTGGTGTTACTGGTATCTATGAAGCCGTTAAGTACATGGGCTATGATATCCTTGACGATGAGGGTACCGAGTTCGCAATGGACATGATGGCCTACATCAAGGACAAGTGCAAGTTCTACCGCAAGAAGTACAACTGCACCTTCAATGCCGAGGAGATCCCTGGTGAGCAGGCATGTGTCACCCTGTTGCAGAAAGACCGTGTGATGTACGAGGGTTACGACTTCGATTGTGAGTTGTACTCCAACCAGTACATTCCTCTGATCAATGATGCCGACATGATTACCCGTATCGATCTGTCTGGCAGATTTATGAAGATGATCTCTGGCGGCGGTATCGTCCATGCCAACTGTGAGGCTCCCATCGATACTGATGGCAAGATGTACGAGATTATGAAATTCGCCGCCAAGAGTGGTGTACCTCATATCGCAGTATGCTATCGCTTCGGCAAGTGTACTGACCATAAGGCAACCATCATCGGCCAGGGTACTGATAGATGCCCGATTTGTGACAAACCTATCGTACATACAAGAGCACGTGTCATTGGGTATTTCAGTGATGAATTTAACTGGAACCCTGTGCGCCAGAAGTATGACGCCCCCAACCGTCACTACTCTGGAGAAAATGAACTCAAGGAGTTTGAGGAGGAATAACAAATGGAAACAGCAACAGCAATTATTCTCAAGGTAAAGAGAAACGAGTCAGCGAAGAGATTCCCGATGCTGTCAATCAAGAAAGAGGGAGATGTCGGTCTCGATGTCTGCTGTACTCTTGATGAAATGCCTGAGGGTATGATCACCATTAATCCTGGTGAGAGATATCTTCTGCCGACTGGCATCCGTCTGGAGATCCCTGAAGGATACTGGGCTTCTATCGAGGCTCGTAGTAGTACCAGCAAGCAGAGTCTGGTCGTTCCCAAGGGTGTTATTGATGAGGGTTACCGTGGCGAACTCTTCGCCCAGATCCTCAACGTCGGCAACAGTGCCGTACATATCCATGATGGTGACCGCCTGATCCAGATTATCATGCACAAGCGCCACATCAAGGATTTCATCATCGAGGAGGTAGATGAACTCTCTCCCTCCGAGCGTGGTGAGACTGGTTTTGGTAGTACAGGGAGGTAACTGTTATGGCAAGGTTGTTACCAGGGGAAAATGCTAAAATGGATGCAATCAACGAACTGGTGCGCCTTGTACAGCAGGGAACTGAGAATGAGTCCAATGAGAGCCTACAGGCTCTCTTGGGCTTGTTCAACCCATTATTGCTCAAATTGTGCGATAAATGGAGCTGTTACTTCAACGATAAGAGTCATAAGCTTAAACCATTTGATGAACTCATGGGTGATTGCGCCTACTGGTTCTACTATTATACTAAGCATGTCTACACAATAGACGGTCGTGCTACATATAATAAGTTCATCAAAGACCATATGGACCAACGCATACGATATATTTTTGAGAGTGAGATAAAATATCACAGCAAGCTACTGTTCCCAGACCCATACAGGGACTCTGATGGCGGTGACGTGCTTGAGGATGTTATCAACAAATATAGTGATACTACGTGTGACAACAGTCCAGAATATGGCATAATAGATGCTGACAGCAATGATGCACGGCACAAATTGGCGAATAGACTCTTAGAGTTAATGAACTCTGATACATTCAATGATCGTGAACGCACGATATTCATAGAGGTAATATGCAACCAGACAACGCATGAGGAACTCGGTGTACAATATGGTATCTCTCGTACAAGGGTCACACAGATTTTCGCCAAGACCAAGGACAAGCTATATAAGAAAATGGAGAACGATGCGACCATCTGGCAATTGCTTGATAATGCCGACATCAGTATCACCAATCCTAAACTGATGGGGTGATATCAAATGTGCGATGAAATGCTCTGTCCGAATTGTGGTGGTAAGATTGTGTTGACAGATCCTGACCATGGATCTTGCGATACATGTGATGCCACATATGAGTACGGAGAGATCAATTATCAGGCCAAGTATTGCATCTGGCCTGAGTGCCCATACTGTCCTGCGTGTCCATTTGGTTATGAGCACATCAGCGATGAAGAGGCTGAATTCTACCGTGTAGATGGTGGGTGCAATACCGAGTGGATATGCAATGTCACCAAGGAAAAGTATGAGCATTACATGAGAGAACATAAGGAGGACAATGATGGCACTAACATTCACTGATTTACACGTCCATAGTGAATTTAGGTGGTGGCATAATGCATGACATACCGATAGAAGAAATACAGGGTAGATACTTCGCAACAGAGGGCGGAGATATACTCAATAAGGACGGTATGAAGGTAAAGCCATTCATTAGTAAAAGAGGTATTTGCGTGTTAAATTGCACATAGGGCATGGCAGATATAAGAACTATTCTGTATATGTCCTGATAGCAACAGCGTTTATACCAAACCCAGATAATCTACCACAAGTGAACCATAAAGACGGCAACAAATTAAATCCGTCAGTAGGCAACCTTGAGTGGTCAACACAATCTGGAAATATACGACATGCTATGCGCAATAATCTCTATACAAGGCAATCTGAGCACCAAGTACTTGCAACAAAGGCCAACGCAGACAAGCATAGTATAGCAGTCGAGCAACTTGATGATGATGGCAATATCATCAATACATTTAGGAACAAGCACGATGCGGCAAAGGCACTGGGCTTAATGCCAAATAATATTAAACGTGCGATATCTAATGGCTACAAATGCGGAGGATATCGCTGGAGAAAGGCTGGTGGTTAATATGAGTAAACTCACTTTTACAGATTTGCATGTACATAGTGAGTTCTCTTAGTGTCCCTCCAAGATGGTATGATACATATCGCTGACAAGAAAGACCCGAAGCACATTAAGGCCGATATTGTGTTGAATGCTGAGCGGCGCAATACTGGTGCTGTAGCGATAACAGACCACGGTAACATGTATGGTCAAGCAGTTGCCGCACAGGTGTGCAAGACATTCGGCCTCAAGCATATCCCAGGCTGTGAATTCTATCTGGCGGCTGACTCACGATTTGATAAGTCGTACTCTCGCCGTGGCGATGCATATGTGCATATTAATGCATGGTGTAAGAATAAAGAGGGCTATGCCAATATGTGCAGATTGCAGAAAGCCTCATTTGTTGATGGCTTTTACTATGTGCCTCGTATCGACAAAGAACTGATCGAGCGATACCACGACGGTATCATGTGGTCTGATGCCTGCATCGGTGGCACAATCTGCACCCACATCCTGAATGGCAATATCGACAGAGCCTATCAGGAGTTCATGTGGTACCTCAACCTGCTGAAAGATGACTTCTACATTGAGTGGCACAATCACGGTATTGAAGCCGAGGATATGTGCAACCAGATTAAGAAAGAATGGGCGGACAAACACGGTGTGCCGATCATTGCCTGCACAGATGCCCATTTCTACAAGAAAGAGGATACTGAGGCTCACAAGACACTACTGTGCATCCAATATGGCAACTGGCTGGACAATCCAACATTTGGTGGCTTCCCTGGCGATGGGTACTGGCTACTGAGTGAGGAGGAACTGCTGGAACGCTATCCTGTGGAATACCTCAACAATACACAGCTGATTGTGGATAAGTGCGAGGGCGACATCATCCAGTTTGGTGAGACAATGCCTCCTCGGTTCCAAGTGCCACAGGACTTCATTGACTCAATCAATAAGCAGAACATATTGGAAGAGGACACGCCACAGGTTATAAAGCACAATATCGCAGTAAATGATGAAAAACTACCAGATTATGACATCAATCAATGGCGCAATCTGGATGGAACATACAAGGAGGAAATAGACAATGGGTAAACTCAGAGATATCATCAATGCCCGTTCCAAAGGTGAAAAGGTGGATTACAAACTCAATGTTGAGGAACTCATCACACCATCACCTGTTCAGGCGGAGGCCGACGAACAGGCCAAGAAAAATCCGCTGTACTACAATCGCACATGGCTGAGTAAGGTTGCTCTGCACAGAGGTTATGCCGTCAACCCTGATGATCGTAAGGTCGATGGGATTCTTGGCGCACTGAACCGCAGAAATGGTTACTGCCCTTGTGGCGGTACTGGTGAACAGTTCAAATGTCCCTGTGCGAACATGAGAACGCTCGGCATCTGTAAGTGTGGGCTGTATCTCAACATCCCAGACAGAAAGATTGGCGGCGGATCATCGTCTGGCAGGATCGATTAAATAAACTACTTAATAGCCGTCCTAGTGGCGGTTATATCTTTATATGAAAGGAGCGGACGATATGATTGATTACGAAGTGTTATACCTAAAGAAACTGGTCGCAGATGGCGCACGGTGGAGATATGGCGAAAATGTGCCGCCTGAGGTCATTGACCGCATCAACCTTGAGTATGATGTTATCATCCCTAACAAATTTGATTCCTATATCCTGATGATCTGGGATATTTACAATTTCTGCAAGACTCCAGACAGAGTGCGGCAGTTCTGCGCTGAGCATAGCATCACCCCTCCTGACGATGGTATTATCCCACTTGGCCCAGGCAGAGGTTCTGTTGGTGGTTCTATGGTCTGCTATTGCCTTGGTATCCATGATTGCGATCCTCTGCTGTTCGGACTATTTTTCGAGCGATTCCTAAATTCTGAGCGTATTGCTTATCCTGATATTGACTGGGATGTGTCTCAGAAATATCGTCATATTGCAATCGCCTACATCGCAGAGAAATATGGTCAGGACAAGGTTGCGCAGATCATTACATATGGTACACTGTCCGTTAAGACCGTTATTGCTGAGGTATGCAAGACCGCAAATGTGCCTGCAGGTATGATCACAGCATTGAAGCAGACAGTACCTGATGAACCTACCATCACCCTGTCCGACATGGAAGAGGACGAGAAGTTCATGGATGCACTCAAGGGTCTATACTTCCAAGACACCCGTGTGCAGGTGGACAAGTCCAACATTGAGCGCATCATGGAGGCCAACAATTACCTGCGTGGTGACGAGAGAATTGACAAGGCAAACACCAAGGCACTGATGGATGTAATGAGTGGTGTTGTACCATCTGCATTCATTGACATCAAATCCACATGGACATGGGAGAAAGCACTTCATATCATGAAGAAGCTTGAGGGTCTGAACAAGCATGAATCAACCCATGCCGCAGGTGTCGTTGTTGCACCAGTAGAATTGGAATCTAATGTGCCACTACTCCGCAAGGATGGCGATGGTGTCCTTGCATGCCAGTATGATATGAAGGCACTTGAGGCCATCGGGTATCTTAAGATGGATGCCCTCGGACTTCGTACTGTTGATGTCAACCATGATGCACAGAAACTGGTGCGTAAATGGTTCGACCCAGATTTTAACAAGGATCTGCTCCCATATAATGACCCAGAGGCAATTAAGCTTATCAATGATGGTGATACTGTCGGTATCTTTCAGGTTGAGTCTTCTGGATTTACTCAGATGATGCAACAGCTGGATATTGGCGGCTATGAGACTGAGAGACATAAAGATCGTGATTACGAGTCATTACCCACCATCATCAAACAGCGTGGTGATGAAATCCAGGACTACATGTGGATCGCCGCTGGTGTCGCACTCTATCGACCTGGACCCCTTGATGCAGTAGTTGAGGGCAAGACGATGGTACAACATCTGATTGACCGTAAGGCTGGTAAGGAGCCAGTTGTCTATATGTTCAATGAGGAAAAGGGCTACCTTGAGGAGACATATGGCATTCTGGTCTATCAGGAGCAGGTTATGGCACGTGTCCGCCAGATGACTGGTTGCTCCCTTGGTCGTGCAGATATCTTGCGTAAGGCAATGGGTAAGAAAGACCCTGTGCTGATGAAAGAACAAATGGACTGGTTTACTGCCGCCGCCATGGAGCATGATTTCTCTACTGGAATTAAGGATGTTACCCATAAGCGACAGATTGTTGACCGTGCCGCCAATGAGATCCAGACATTCTCACGATACGGCTTCAATAAGGCACACGCAGTTGAGTATGCAAAGATTTGCTATCAGAATGCGTACTTCAAGGCTCATTATCCTACAGCATTCTATTCTGCACTATTGAACTCAGAAACCTCTGACCCCAAGCGACAGACCATCATCATTCGTGATATGCTCAATCATGGAATTAAGCTACTGCCTCCTACCGTCAATGAGTCTGAGGCTGAGTTTACTATGACTGATGTGGATGCCATCAGATTTGGCCTGTCTGCCATCAAGAATATCGGTGGTCGTGCTGTGGCAAGTATCTTCATTGATAGAGCACAGCGTGGTCCATATAAATCCGTGGCCGATTTCAGAGCACGTGTCCCATCTACCGACTGTACGGTTACTGGTATGACCAACCTCGCCAAGTGCGGTGCATTTGATGATATGCTTGCACCTAAATATGATTGCCGAGCCACACTCGTGGAGTCTATGAAAGGTCTATGTGATGCCATCGGCAAGATTAAGCGTAAGAAACCCAAGGCGGATAGAGCACCTACAGTAGATGAGGTACTCACCAGATTGCCGAATGTCACATGGCCTATCGTCAAGGGTGAGGATAATCCGATCCAGTACTCAATCTGGGAGAAAGAGATCCTCAAATATTATATCTCTGCTCACCCAATCGATGCCTATGTCGATGAAATCCGTAGATGGACTGCCATCGAGGATACCGAGCCTGAGGATTTGCCTGACGAGTTCTATATTGCTGGCTTCATTGAGGGCTGTCATGAGACAGTTATCAAGAAAGAGGGTCGCAATAAGGGCAAGAAGATGGGCTTCGTCACCATCGGCACCCAGTATCGCACATATGAGGCCACCATGTTCCCTGGAGTCTATGAGTCCTGTTTGCCATACATCGTTGTCGGTGAACCCGTAGTTCTTAAGGGAAAGAAGAACATCTATAAAGATAATGTGACGATACAGGCGGTCTACATCCGCAAAATGACTAACTCTGGTATCCGTGATTGTCCTGAGTGTCATGTACGGATGGATAATCCGACATTCGCACAGCTATTGGAACTCAAGTCAATATTTGATCAGCACCCAGGCAATACGCAGGTCTTCATCCACACGATCGAGGAATACAACGATATCACAATCAAGTGTGGACAGACGGTTGCCCTCAATGATCATATTATTGATTATGTTGAGTCTATTGGCGAACTAAGCTACAAACCCAATTAAGGAGGTCAAAATGGACGAACGGCAGTATAACAGCCCATTCTCAACCAGATATGGTAGTAAGGAAATGCGCCACACATTCTCCGATTACCACCGCCACATGACATGGCGTAAATTGTGGTTGGTACTGGCTGAGGCTCAGAAGCATTGTGGTATCCATATCACCGATCAGCAGATCGAGGAAATGAAAGCGGTAACTGATATCGACTACAATAAGGTTGCCGAATATGAGAAAGAAACTCTACATGATGTCATGGCATACATTATGGAGTTCAGCGACAGATGTCCTACAGCCAAGAATATCATCCACCTTGGTGCAACCAGTTGTTACGTGACAGACAATGCTGACATGATATTGATGCACGAGGCGATGCAGATCCTGAGGGATAAACTCAAGCACATCGTGCTGGTATTGGCGGCAATGGCGGATGATCGCCGTGATGTGCCGATTGTTGGCAGAACCCACCTGCAGAGGGCACAGTTGACCACTGTTGGCATATTCGCAAGAAGTACGGTGCTCCGCAGATTTTGTGGTGATCGCCTATAATACGATAAACCCATTAGAAGCAACACAAACCAATATAAGGAGGAATTACAAATGAGCAAGTTGCAGAACATCAAGCTGAAAGTGGTGGGTGTCACATTCACCAATGAGGATACTGGCACCCCTCGCCAGTCCATCCTCGCACAGTTGGACACGTCCAGTGCAGTATTTCTGGAGCGTGAACCCAACAATAAGTTCGATAAGAACGCTGTCAAGGTTATGACCCTGCATGGTCAGGTTGGCTACATCGGCAAGGATTATGCATCCATTCTGGCTGAAATGATGGATGCTGGTCGCATTTTCAAGGCCGATATTGCCGAGGTAGATATCTACAAGGGCAACTACTACATGCAGATCAATATCAATGAGGCATAAGGAGGTAACCATATGAAACCGTGGGAATCTCCTAAGGTTCAGATGATCATGTCCATTTTCAATGGCACGGTTACGGCGGTTAAGCCACTAAATATTATGGAGGTACGAGCAGATGGCAAGAAAGTATAAAGATAATTCTGTTGCTCCCATTGTTGCAATGGACTTCGATGGAACTATTAGTGTTGGGGACTCGTTTCCCCAACCTAAGGAAATCCGCAGGTTCGCCAAGGAGGTAGTCAATTTCCTCGTCGATTGCGGTATTAAGGTTGTAATCTACACCAGCCGTGATGTGGCAATCAATCAGGATACATACACCGTCTATGACGATATCACTCCGATGATCAATTTCCTCGCAGAGCATGGTGTGAGATACTCCGCCATCAACAAATCCATCCAGTTTGTGCCATTCCCTTACAACAGCCGCAAGATCTATGCCCATATGTATGTGGACGATCGTGGCTACGGCTGGATTGAGAGTGGTTGCGCTCTCCTGTATGTACTGAATGACATTATTGTTGGCCTCTGCGGTATCTGTAAGCAGGATGCTGACAATATCTGTGCCAAGATCTGCAGAGGGGAGGATGTTTCTCTTGAAGCCGAACTCATTGCCAAGCACCTTAAGAACTACTGGGTTTGAGCCTGATGTGGTAATCTACACTGATGGTGGATGCCACAATAATGGTCCAAGAAAGGGCGATGGCGCATGGGCATTCGTTGAGTATCATGATGGTGCAGATGAGGTACTGGTACATTGCGGTACAATGGTTGATACGACCAATAATAGAGCCGAAATGATGGCGATCATTCAGGGTATCCAACATTACGCTGAACATACAAAGGTACTGGTCATTAGTGATAGCGGATACTGCGTCAAGGGTTATAATCACCCAGCTTATCTGGATACATGGATGCGCAATGGATGGAAGACCTCTACTGGTAACCATGTACTGAACCCAGATCTATGGCTACGTATTCTGGGATTGACCTACAACCATGGAGTCAAATTCCAGCTGATACGAGGCCATTACAAAGATCCCAATCCGACCCATGCACTCTGGAACTCCATCGTAGACAGGGCATGCACCAACATCATCAAGAACAATATCATGGTCGAGCATGCCGTATTCACCTACAATTTCAAGACAAAACAATTTACAAGGAGTGAAGAACATGAGCAACCTAATTCTGGCGCAGGGTGCTGAACATACCAACCCTGAGAGGCTGAAACAGATTGTCGGCTTCGTCAATAATGACCGAATTGGTTACCGTGCTGGCAATATCTCAGACAAGACATTCAGCCATCTGTATGACATTTATGGTGTTGAACCTAACAATGACTACCGTGAAATGCGGTACGTTGTTGAGGAGAAGTTCGACGGCTACAGCTACCTCAATCAGGGCGGTGAATTCTACAGTAAGAGATTGTCTGCCGCCAAGGGCAATGAGGGTCAGCCAGTCTGCAAGTCCGACAGTATTCATATCACCCCTCTCCTGCGTAGGGTGTATGAAATGTGTGGTGCGAACCTGCATGGCGAACTCTACGTGCCAGGAGGTATCTCTGATGATGTAACCAAGATCCTCGGATGTACCCCTGACCTCGCAATGGAGCGTACGATGGCAGTAGATCCATCCAAGAGACTCCATTACATGCTCATTGATATCCGTGAGTACAATGGGCACAATCTAATCAATGAACCCTATTGGGTGCGCAGAGCAATCCTTGAGCACGTCTACTGGAATTACATCGCTGATTTGGATGTCAATGGATATATCGTCCTGCCTGAGATCCTAATGGGCGATCCCAATGAGGAATTTGGTCGTATCGTCCGCCGTGGCGGTGAGGGTATTATCCTAAAGAGAACCGATGCCCTCTATATTCCTGGCAAGAAACCTGCAAATAACTGGGTCAAGGGTAAGAAGAAGATCACCCATGATGTAGTGATGATGGGTTTCAATGCAGGTACTGGCAAGAATACCGACATCTTCGGCTCGATCAAATTCGGTCATTATATCGATGGCAAGCTGACAGCATGTGGCAACTGCTCAAGCGGTCTGTCCGATAGCATGCGCAAGTTCATCTATGATAACGCAGATAATATGATTGCCAACAAGCAGGTCTTTGAGATTGAGGCAATTCAGGAGTCTGTAAAGTCGTTCCGTAATGCAGTATTCCTGAGATTACGTGACGATAAAGACCACACCGAGTGTATCCCGATCAACATCAGGGTCAAGGACTCTCTCATTTAAATACACAGATATAAATAAAGGCGGCTACTCCCTCATTGGGTTGTAGCCGCCTTTCGCTATGCCGTCACAGGCGATCGAGAAACCGCTCCGTTGCGTTCCGCTTAACCGACGAGTCAATACAGGCTATTAAAGCCGTCCACGAACATTAACGAAGCTTTCGTATGGTTTAATTAAGCTTTATTAGATTTCAGGTTGTGCCACTGGTCGAACATCTGCTTCCACTTATCAAAACCAAACATAGCAGAATATGCGACGAAGAAGGCGACAGCAATTGCGATACAAATCATCCACCAGATGAACGCCGTACCCGTGATAGACAGGTAGATGAACATCGCAACGATGGTAACGACCACCGACAGGATGAATACCAGCAGATTGGTAGGGATCTTGTCCCATGTGACCTTCTTGATAACCTCGGTGAAGATGTTGACCAGCAACATCAGGCCGAATACGATGGGTACGAGCAACATAATTTTATCCATGATTAAATCCTCCTTAAATTGCTGGGCTATTTTCAGACCCAGTTGCATCTATTTCCATTTGCTTCATTGCAGTAGCGTATTTAATCCCATCACCGTCAGCACTAGTATTTTCGTTCTCACTCTTACTGACAATCTTGTGCAGGACAATACTACATGCGGTACCGATAGGAGTGAATACGACTGTCCAGCAAGCAAGGGCACCAGTATATTGATATTTGATGCTGAGAACAGCCAATACAAATCCTCCAGCCAACCCGACTGCCAGTAGTGCTATCAGGTATGTTGCCATGCGATTTGTAAACCCTATACTGACCATGTGTTTGAAGAATGGTCTTTCTTTAGGTGCTTCATGCTTGCCTCTAGCCATATTAACCAACTCCCAAGATCTTAGAGAATCTGTAGAACAGCTGTGCCGCCTGTTCACGGGTAAGGAAATCTTCCCACATCATGTTCGGCTTACCGCCATCCAGAGTACCATTGCCAGCAAACAGACCAACCTGCTCAACATACTGCCGAGCCTCAGCACTCCAGTCGCCGCTATCATTGTCACGCAATGACTTGCGATACTCACTCATAGCAATAGCGAACATCTTGTTGAACTCTTCCTGAGTAATCTTGCCCATGTCTGGCTGTTCCTCCTTACATGAAATTCTCTCCTTGAACCTGCGCCACATTTCGTTGCCAGTAACGTGCCAGTACTCGCTGATGTCATCACCCATATAAGGGCGAGGGCACCACTTACCAGTAACGTCATAATGGCGGATAACGTTCTCAGGAGGCACATCGTACTTTTTCATCAGGTACTTGGTAAACACCACAAGATTGTCAATGGTCTTGTCGGTGAAGTACCAATCCTTCTTCATAGCATCTGTCGCTGTGGATGGGTCGATCTTATAAGGTCTGACCTCAATGCCGATACTGTTGCTATTGCGGCAATATGGGTGTACGTACGTACCCTTAGTACCACAATGCCAAGCAATATCCCCATCCTCCACGCACTGATAGACGATATCACCTTCATCCAATGCATAATGAGCAGATGCACCACGATAGGCTGACCTGAAGTAATTGGCAACTGCGGCGGCAGAACCCAGTGAACCGAAGTAATGAATGACGATATACTTGATACGGCCAATATCATTCTTATCGGTAAAGTTGATGGTTGTCAGCCGCTGTTCAATCCTCAAATTCACTTAGATCACCTGCTTCCTGTCCATCAAATCCCATAGAGTCGGGATCGACGGAGTTGCGGAAATCATCGATTTCCTGCTGTGTAGCATTCTCAGGTGGAGCAAGTCCTACCTTCAATGCCTCTGACGAGAATGGCATAAAGATTACCTCCTTTACTCTACACGGTCAAGAAGTCTCTTGACATTAGTATTGGTTTCCTCTGCTCTCTTGTCGTGTGATTTTAGGTCTTCATCTAGTGTATGTAGAGCCGCCAAATCATGACTAAGGGCATCTTTAACTGCCTTGTGCGCATCAGTATTGGCCTTGATGATCTCGGTATTCATGCGAATAACCTCGGTGGCCTGTGCAATAACCTGAGTTGCCTGACCAATCATCTGATTGCTCTGTTCAGCAACATGGGTCATTGTCTCATACTGCTTGTTGTACATCTTGCGCATTTCATCTTGGGTTGACAATTCGTGGTCACGTTCCTTCTTTCTGGTTTCCATATAATTTGGATAGCACTTGAATACTAGATAGAGGGCTATCAGAAAGAATAGTATCGGTATGCCAACCTTTTCTACTGCATCAACAAGTATGACAACATCATTCATCAAACACCCTCCTCAGTTACTACCCACTGGTGGACACCAGTAGCACCAGGATAATAATTGGACGGACAATCATAATCATCACCAGTCCAAGTATACTTCTGGGTCTTATCTGGGTTCCACCAAATATCACCATTCTTGACGAACACCACAATGCCATCGATACTTGGGAAGATTTTAGCACCATTGAGCACGTCAGGAACGATTGACCAGTAGTACACGCCAGATGCGCCTGGATAGAATGTTGGATTGGAGTGTGTCATTTTCTCAGCACCAGAGTACATGTAGTGATTGACACCATCTGGGTCATACACCAGTTCTCCAGGCTCAGTAGTCATACCCTCAGCCCATGGGCGGATTGGTAGTAGTGTTTCCATATCGGCAACATAGGAACAGGAGAGTTTACGTGCCTCAGCCGCATCGCCATTGATTGCTACGACATTCTGTTTGACAACGAGGGAGGCAAGGGGTGTAACCCTATCTATCTGATCCTTTTGTTTTTTATAATCTGATACTATAAATGATGTACCATCATATATATAATCAGTTTTTATATTTGCCGTGTCTGGCATGTCAGCATCAGCGACATCAAAAACCTTATGCGTAGTAGCATCATACTTTATATCAGAGTCTCTTGAGTATATATATTCAAAACTATCGGTAGATATCATTAAGATACCATTTTGTTTTTTTAGATATTGTATCGCAGAGGATACCTCTACAATACTCACACCATTTACTATTACAAACATGTTATACCTCCAAATAATTCATTATATAATGCACCCATAGATTGTATTGTTTTATATGAGTTACACCTTTTGGCATGCCCACACCATGAAATAAATGATGTATACACATCTTCAATTGACATCCTGCCATTTTGAACAAATTTCTTATACTTTTTGAGTTTTCTCCTCATTCTTGTGATATTTTGGCGGCACAATCTTTTGACAACCCTACCAGATGTAGTTAGAGTAAATCTTATTTTTAAAAATTTAAACCCCTTTGATAGTTTTGCAATGGTTGTCTTTTTGTCATTTAAAACTATGCCAACTTTTGAGCACCACTCCTTTATTAACAACAAACATTGCTTAAGATATTCTTTGTTGTTATGTATTAAATACATATCGTCCATATATCTACCAAAGAATTTTATCCTAAGCACATCTTTAATGAAATGATCTATATGGTTTGGATATAATAGAGCCGATATTTGTGATACTTGACTACCAAGCCCCAATCCACATTCACCAAATGCAGATATAAATAGTTTATAAAGGTCAGTTATCCTCTTATCAGAGAATTCATTGTCGATAATGCTAAATAATTTATCGTGTTGTATTCTGTCAAAGAATTTTGAGAAATCAATTATTAGTACATACCCATTATTACAATGGCCATTTGATCTATAAAATTTATGCAAATGTGCTGTGGCACGGTTTATTGCAAAATCATATCCTCTACCCTTAATATTGGCACTATTATCGTACACAAATCTTCTAGACACGACTGGTATTAAGCACCTATCACATAATGTCCTTTGAATACATCTTTCACTTATATGAACACTTCTGATGTGTCTATGCTTTCCACGTTCAAATATATCAAATTCATAAAATCCCATTAATTTATATGAACCATCCAACAGTTTTGATCTACTGTCTGCTATATTTATTAGCGCATTAGACTTGTATATTTGTGTACTTGCCTTCCATTGGACACCATTTATACAGTTTTTATACCCATCATATAGATTCTTGAAGCTAAATACCTTATCAAAATCATCATATTTTTCAATACCCTGTCTTTTCTTAAGATCTCTCTTATACTTTCTCCTACGGTATCTAGCTTCATGACGTTCAGCACTATTCAACAATAACACCTCATACAATATTATTTTATATCATGTTGTTCTAATTGCGTAATGATAATGGCTATGAAAGTGATATTACATGCAATTCTCACCCATGCAAGAAGCGTCCAGCCAATCATATCAAGGTGTATATTTACCCATAAGGGAAGGTCATGCACTCCTTTGGACATTACTAATATACTAATTCCATGCTGTCGCATATACTATGCTATGATATATTTCATGCCCAAATCAAACCAAACACCACACCATTAGTGTTGTTGGCGTTGTTGTTGTTGTTGCTACCGTCAGAGTTAACATTATGGAAGTTGGTAGCGTTACCTGTATTAGGTGAACGAAGCCACCAATTGTTGGCAGACGTTAGTACATAACCTAGTCTTTTAATTTATTGTATCTTTCTGCATCCTTGCGCATCAGTCCACGTATCAATTTTAATTCGGTCATTAACATTGTTGACCACGTTTCTAGTGACTCAAAACTGATCTTGTCTGTAACACGTGATAGTATATGGATTTGTGTTCCCATATTCTCTATATTATTTACTGCCATTTGCAATAAATCTCTGCGCATCTGTGCCTCATGTTTATTGCGTGGATATATCGAATTAGCAGATTTAAGATTGCAATGACACTCTATTGATAGGTTTATAATCTTATTTGTCAGTGTATGCAAAAATCTCCTTGGTATTTTTGAGCACTGACTAATTGTGTATACCTCTATTGTGTCGGCCATATTAAGAAATTCTGCACTAGATTCTCCACGATCATTTTTTAATACAGACATTATAATCACCTATCAATATTATCGCACCACAAGGGTGCGAGAGAAAAAGAGATTAGATACACAAACCAAACACCACACCATAAGTGTTGTCGGCGTAGTAGTTGGTGCCGCTAACGTCAGAGTGAACAACATGGAAGCTGGTAGCGCTACCTGTATAAGGCGAACGAAGCCACCAATAGCTGGCAGACCAATTATACATTTTGATTCTGCTATTATTATCAGTAAAAATTGGATATTGGCTACCCTCGCTGACATAACCAGCTCCAGATGTAATAGTTCCAACTTCAATACACGATGGCAACCACAACTTATCGACAGTTGTCTGTATTGTTGTCTGCTTATTGCCTGTTGTCGTATATTTTTTGACTTGTTTAATAACAGCAACCAAATCATCTGGTAATTGTGCGAGTATTTCAGCCATTATTGTGCCACGCATATATGAACTATTCCAGCTACCAACATTGGTCGCACTACTATTCATATATCTAGTGCCAGTAAATGATAGACAATTCTTTACAATAAATGATATTGGGGCCTTACCACCACTATTGAGATCATCATGATCAAAATCAGCTATCTCAAGCTGAATTATCTCATTGTTTTTCAGGGTCACATTTTTAATATCACCACGCTTAAAATACATAGATGCTTTACCAGATGCGGCAATAGTAGATATTTCAGAAAATGTAAGCGCATCCAACCCGCCCAAGACAACTTTAGATAGGTATCCGAGTGCATATTCAGATGCGGCGATACCAGTTGATGCATTATTTGTGCCTTCGATATTGTCAGACAATTTTACATGTCCAAATACAGAACCAGATCCTTTGCCATATGTAGCCCCATTTATTGCATGTGAAGTTGGCGGCACTCCAAGATTTGTACGTGCATTGGCCGCATTTGCGGCACCAGTTCCACCAAGCGTAACCGGAACAACACCAGATCCTCCACTTGCAGATATGGCCTGTTCAAGTGTTGTTGAATGGGGATTATTTTTATTATTAATATGTGGGCTTATTGTATTTGTGGTAAGCGTATTGATGATATTATTGGTGTAATCATCATATCTCTGCCAAGAATACTGGCCGCTATATGAGCCACGGCAGATCCACCAGTACTCACTCAGTTCATATATCTTGGTCTGGAAGTTGCCATATGTATCGATGTAGGTTGTTGCCGCATCCTTGGAAAACTCAATGTCAGCAAAATTCTGACACATATCTGCAGTCAGGTCAAGGATTGTAATATCTGAGACTGTTACACCCTTACCTAGCTGTGCTGATGCGGAGTTATACATTGTTGTAACACGAAGTTTAAGTGCTCCAGCGGCATCAACCTTAGTATGACCAATCAATCTGATATTGTCACCAGCGACTGGTACGCTCATACTTACTGTGGCAATAACCTCACTGCCGCACAGCAGTTCCAATACTGCACCATTTGCATCAGTAGTGACAGCCATCTTAGCGGCGATATAAACGATATCGTTAGCCCTAACAGCTGTCATATCGACTTCGCCAACAATAGTTGATGCCGTACCATCACCAACAAGGGTGGCGGCAGTGCCAGATGTCGATACTGTAGCTGCAGTAGCCCTCCAGTTACCAGTGGCCTGTGCAAGGGCATTAGGCATCATATTGTTGAAGATCATCTTTGGGACTACCCATAATTTGCCAGCAAACTGGGCATCAGCAGTTGTGGGTGCACGATTGGAGCGGATAGGATTGGCAAGAGTAAGAACCTGCTGAATATCAGCATTTATAGTCATATTCTCGTCGATCTTCCTAAAGTTTTCATTGAAATCATCGACATTGTAGAAATCAGTTTGGGCCGGCATTTTTAGCCCTAATTTTTCAGTGTATGTTGCCATAGCTTATACGCCTACCTTCCTAATTAAATCATGTGTACTTGTTGAAAGCTGTAGGTGAGTAAACAGCACCAATTCATTGTGACGAGTATACTCAATCAGTGCGTGTGCAATAATACCAGCAGCCTTGGCTCGGTTCATTGCCTCGACAACATCCTCTTCGATGCCATCATAGTAGAGGTCACGGTCTTCTGCCTCAAACTTGAACACACAAACCACATGACCAAATGCTTTCATTTCTTCCTCTGCATTGGGATATTTCCAGCCATCATAGATCCTGATACACCTTTCGGCTTTCGCATCGTCATTTGCCAAACCCAATGATATCGCAACAGCGTATCTAATTGAGGCCGCTGTACCGCCCTGTAGTGAATTGGCAACTGATGATAGACGCTTCCTGTATGTATCGTCGTCCTCGCCATCCTGTCTGGCGATATTGAGGAACGAACCCCATCGCCAGTCAAGATCTCTACCATCAGTAGTCTCAACGCCGATGGCATTGTCGGCACGATCAATATATTCAGAGGAAACTATTTCAAACTCGTCGGCAAATGCCTTGAGGATGTTATAGATTTGTGATTTATCGTCCTTATCATAATAGCTGACAAGTCGATTTAGGATTGCTTCCAGTTTATTCATTCCACACCACCCCGTTTATAGTGATAGTGTTATTTCTGATAATCTGGACTGCCTCGGCAGGGATATTTGCTGTTGGTGAGATCATCGTGATGTCCATATTGTTGACACCACAAGCATTAAAGATAAATCTCTCAAGCTGGTTGATGATCAGAGAGTCGCCAATGCCGAGTGATAGCATATACTGCAGGATACCATTGCCGATAGTGTCAGCATCGGTGTATCCAGTAGTATTGATATTGATGTCGACATTAACAACATCAGGATATGTGATCTGGACATCAACACCTGCGGCCTTATTAGCATTAATGGTGGCCTCAATTTCGTCCTTGAGTTCATCGGTAGGAGGAAGTGTCGCAGTAACGACGATGATATCGGCAGTACCAACACCACGTGTTAGGTCAATACAGACCGCATCCTGCACACCATCAATCTCCATAACGGAGGACTCAAGGGAGTCCGATGTGCCCTTACCTAGCAGAGATAGGGCTTCCTTAGAACGTGAACGGAACTCATCATCTGACTCGACATCAGAACCACCATAGATATTCTCGTCATTATTGACATACTCAATATTGAGAATTGGTGAGTTCATGATAGTAACCGTATTGGCTGGAACGTAGATATTACCAGCCTTAACAGCGGTACATTCGACCTGTACTGATAGTTCACCAGCAGGTAGGAATGCGCCAGACTGGGTTACTATGAATTCGGTCACCGTACCATCCTGATCGGCATATGTGCTAACCTTAGAGCCAGCAGGGATCATAATATTGGCATCAGAAGCCTCAGACCGACCAAATGTAAGGGTGGCGATGCAAGGTACTGCACTCTTACGGACGATACCCAGTATCTTGACCAATCGGTCTAGGTCGTTGCCAGTTGCGGTATCGATATCCATACCCTTAAAGATCTGGTCGATCTGGTAGTACTGGATATCCTGCTCTGCCAAGATTGCCTCAGCAATAGTACGCATGACAGAACCAGGATTAATATTTGAGATCTTTGTAGAGTTAGTGATGCGTCTTAGGACATCATTAACCATAGTATCAAATTCTTTTACTTGGATAGCCATATTCGCACCACCTTATATTGTTAGAATTACAGAACTTGACATGAGTGTGCCATCAATAGATTTGATGACGAATGAAATGTGGATGTTGTTCTTGTTGTTCTCGTCATAATGTGCATCGACGGATACGACCTCACTCACCCGATCGTCCATCATTATCGCATCGATACAATCCTTCTTGATTGTGTCAATACTACTGTTGGCGAGTTTCAGTCTGCGTTTGTATGCCATATTACCAATATCTGTGTGATACTGATTTTCACCATAAATAGTGAGCACATTATTCACAGCAGACTGGGTGATTTCATCATATGACTCTACAACCGCTATATCGCCGTAAATGGTGGTAGCGACATCACCATTTGTCAGGAATATATCAGCCATATCATCACCGTCCTTATTATTAAAATTATAGTGATAGGTATATGTCAAGAAATATAAGCAAAATGGCAGGTGTTAAGCCTGCCACTCGCATTATTCTATAAACACACTAGTACTACCACCACCAGTAAGGTTTGCAGTACCAGCGTGGGGTTGTATGGTTTCCAATGCATATGCGGCTGGCATACCATTGATGAAGACCTTTGATGACCCCATTATAACCTTGCCATAGACTGGCAGGATGTCATGCAATGCACACCATTCATAGGTTGTGTCGCCAACCCTTGCGGCCTGTATACCATTAATATAGACATTAGGAGACCCTGTACCTATATAGCCAGTAATTACAACTGGTACTAATGATGGATGTATCCCCTGTAGGCTATCGCCCTTTAGTGCAACATTTCTCATGGTATCACCTTACCCGATATTGATGCGGCTACCACTAATGGTAACAGACCCATCGGCACCCAGCTTAATATAAGCGCCGCCAGAACTGTATAGAACAATTTCTCCTGGCTTAGCCTCAGGTGCTTTGGGATTATGGACACCAACACATGTGTTGTTAACATCATCGTTGATAATCATCTGTGCGAACAGACCACTAGGTGGACAGGAGGACACACCATATGGCGCAACTACCTTGACCTCACGAACCTCGCCATTGGCGGTATTCTGAATATTAAGTTTGGTGCTTGTGCCAGATGCAACACGACCAAATGGAATAACAAATCGTTTGATTGCATTATTTGCTTGGCTAAGCATCTTACCCATTTTAGGACTAGGCATTTATATCACCCTTCTTATTCGCCCACAGTTCATTGAATGTCCATGCAGCCTTACCAGTAATTCCTCCATTGAGTGAACCCTGTGCGGCATACATTTCATCATTAGCCTTCTTACTTGGAACCATTGTAATCTTTGTGATACTGCCATTAGATAGGTTCTTGGTATAAGTAACCTTCTTGATGAAGAATATGGCATTAGTCTTGGTAATGGTGTCGATTACCCATGCTGTGGTATTAGGCTTAATGAGTTCCTTTCTAGTCCTGACCGATATCTCAAGTCTGTGACTATTATCAAAACCATATCTGACATCATCTTCTGCATTTGCAGTATAGGTATCAGAGCCATCATTGTTCTGTGAACTTCTCACCACACGACGTTTGATACCCTTGTTGATCATCCAATTATTCTTGGATGTACCAAGCACCTTATTCTCACCACTTGATGCTCCACCATAGACGATAGACTCACTAAATACCTCATCACCATCGTCTTCCAGTTCAAATGACAGGATTGGAATGCACATCTTGTCGACTGGCACACCATTGGTGAATGTGTAGGTAGGCTGGGTATCCATCGCCCAATCGCCAACACAGAAGGTCTTATAGTCTAACCACATCTTCTTGTTCTCGTTGTCAACCATCTTGGCGATAATCGACATTTCGGACTCACCGACACCAACAACATATTTGTCTACGAGCGACATAGATGCGATATTAGTCTTTGGTATACCGTATGTGGAGCATTTCTCAGCAATATACTGGTTGGGATTAATGTTCTGGAGAGTTGTTGGTAGTGCATGATTGTCAATCAGGGTGGCGGCGAGATCTCTACCAGCCACCCTAATATAACTTTCTCCTGCTTCCCAGTAGTACGTGACCGTATCAACTCTACCAGTCATAATACCAACATCATTGAGGTAGATCTCGACTATATCAAATTTGCTAAACAACGATGTGTAACCGCTGTTGGCATTTTTGAATACGAAATCAAATGCATCTGCATCAGTCTCAAGGTCGAGATCAATATTGTATTCACGGAAACGATGGCACTCATATCTGCCGCCAAGTCTTGAACTGTAGACTATGAGCAGTAGGTTTGTGTCGTACTGTTTCTTATTCTCAACTATTGTCGGCATATTGTCACCACCTTAGGTACTAGGGATTTTCAACACATCACCAATATAGATTAGGTTGGGATTCTTGATACTGTTGAGTGTTGCAATATCTTTCCATGGCACACCATATCGTGCACCGATCGCAGACAATGTGTCACCAGCCTTGACCGTGTATGTGATATACTCAGACTTAGGTGTGGGTGCCGCTGTCGTACTGCCAAGGGTTACATCTTCCAATCGCATCCACCCAATAGAGCCGACACAAATCGGATGCGTACCCTTATAGTTGACATATGTGACACACATTGTCTTATTGGTCATTTTGACACTACGTGGCATAGCACCATATGAGGTATAGTAGGCATATCCATTGCAGATAACCGTATCGCCAACCACGATAGAACGATTATTGTCTGGATCTGCCACAGAGATTTCTGTGTTCTGGGTGATATCGTCCTCAGGGATTAGTGTTCTAACCCAAGGGATTGTGTCATGCACCACAAATTCGAACGTGTATGACACGTAATCCTGACGAGGTTCCAGATTTGACGATAGCTTCGTCATTAGTGCTGTTGAGATATCCTGATACACAGGGTGATAGAATTCACCTACACCATGCTGGTTGAACACATTGACGAGTTCCTGCCAGTAATAATAGGCATTTGGGCCATAGAATTCGCCCTCACCAGTAAGTACAATAGCATCTGGATCCATATCCTCAAGTTCAGCACCAGCCAATTCTGGATACTTATGCTTGGCATATGATCTTTCAACATTGTACTTACATGTGGTAGGGTTATGAGGCCAGGTGAAACTCTTATATCTCATTGATGATAAGATCTGTCTTGGCATCATATCACTCCTATCTTACTTGATTGGGCGACCAGATCCGTTTCTCTGGCTATATCTGTACATCCAGTTGTCAACACCAGTATAACTCTGGATAACATTCTTGGTGACGTTACCAGACTTATCGACATTGACATCGACATCAACATTTACGACTGGTGCTGGGTTGGTGATATCAACAGTTACCTCTGGGTCAATTGCGGCGATACCAGCATTAATCTGCTCCAGAAGACCCTGATTGGCGGCGATACCAGCAGGACTACTGAACTGACCCATAATGTAGTCATAAGCACCCTGCGCATTCATTGGTCCCTTATTGAGTCCCAATACGAAACTTGGATTCTGCACCAGCATACTCACCGCATCAGATAGAGATATCGATGCCGCAGACATTTCAGTTGCCGCACTAGCCATGGCCTCCTCAGATGCCTTATCTTCACCCTGTAGGCCAGTAAGCATAGCATCCAGAACGCTCTGATAGATATCAGTGCCAAGGCCAGGTACTCCACCAGCATCTGGACCACCAAGGGCATTCTTGCTAACCTCAGTAATATTGTTATCAACCATATACTGGTTCATTGCCTCGACCAGCGCCGCCGCAAGTGCGACATACTGATCCTGACTAATGAATTCCTTGTCTCCCTCTGAATTCTCCCAATACCAGCGGTCAAGAACACCAGATAGATACTGCTTGCCAGCATCATAGTCCTTAAATCCATCAATAGTATTGAATAGTTCATCACGGGCTTCACGGTACTCACTAGGTGTTGCAGGTTCTACTTCGTCTTTCATGAAGTTCTGTACCTTGACGTTTCTCATATCGTCATACCAGCGGCCACCATTGCCCAGTAATTCCTTCAGTACCTCACCAAAACTTAGTCCACTAGTTGATAGATAATCATCACCAAGGTAGTTGGCATAATCGGTACCGAAACCGTACTGATATGCGGCGAGTGGCTGATTTTCCTCTGGGATACTGGCACCAACATATGCCATGCCAGCAAGTGCTGTTAGCTTGAGTGCTGGTACTGCCAGACTCTTAGCCAAATCACCTGCGGTCATATATGATTTGGTAACAGGGTTCCAGTACATATTGATTGCCTTACCAGCCGCCGCACCACCTGCGGCAGAACTACCAGATGGAAGCATCGGTGTACTACCACCAGATTGGAGTGCTGGTGTCTTGCCAAATAGGCCACTACCTAATGCCGCACCACCTGCCGCCGCCGCACCTGGTAGAAGTAGTGAACCACCACCGCCACCCAATGATGGGACTCCGCCACCAGATGGAAGCTGTGGAACTCCGCCACCACCAGTACCTGGGTTCATACCACTACCACCGCCACCAATAACATTGACAACCGTAGCATATACAGTCATAGTATTAGTGTTAGCCATCATAGAGGCAACAGTAGCATTAGAAATACTGCCTGTGGTCATATTTGTGATATTACCAGCAGAGATCGTGCTAGTTGCGGCCTGAACCTTAGCACCAGTAGATAGGATCTTATTGCCAGTGAATAGTCTGATAAATGAGGTTACACCCTCAGCAACTCTGGTAACAATATTGAGTGCGAACAGACCCTCAAAGATGAGGATTAGATTACGAATAGCCGTTGCGCCATCCTGTAGTTCAGGTGGGAGGTCATCAATATTGTCATTGACACCCTCAATACCATCCTTAAATGTCTGCCAACCACCATCAAAGTCACCATTGAGTAGCTTGATAAGTGCCTCCAGAGAGCCAGTGATAAGTGGTGCCTCGGTGAGGCCAATATCAATGGCATCTGCGAGGAAATTGCCGACATCAGTAAATGCGTTTGCAACATCCTCACCAAAGTCCTCAGCCAGTAGTTCGCCAGCCTCCTCGACCTTTTCTCTGAACATATCAATATCAAAGTCGAAGTCCTTGGTAACTAGTGCGTTACGCAACTGCTGAGCAACTTCCTTGGTGATTGGGGATAGATCGTCACCAAACTCGGTTTTAAATGCAAGCCATGCATTCTCAACCATTTCGAGGCTACCATAAGTAGACTCAAGTGCCAGTTCATAAACTTTATCATTGGTACCAGCGGCATTCTCTAGAATTGCATCAACATAGTCATCATAGGACATTTCGCCCTCATCAGTACCTGCCAATGCAAGACCAGCTTTCTGCTGGAACATACCAAATAGCTTCTTATAGAACCAAGATGTTTCCTGATCGGACAGGCCAGAAGTTTCCTGCTCCAGAACGTCAGCGAAGTTACCAATACCGAGGAAGTTGCCATTCTCGTCCAGAACCTTGCTGACAAAACCATTATAGATCTCTTCTACATTCTCAGTAGGTGGTAAACCTGCGGTAGTAACACCAGTAGGACTCATACCACGAGAGAAAATGGCCTGGATACCAGTACCAGCCTGAGAACCCTTCAAACCAGACTGACCCATGACAGCAATTGCCGCCAGAATTTCATGTAGAGGCTGATCGTAGCCAGCGGCCATATTACCAGCATATTTCATTGACTCGATGATATCGTCGACATCAATGATTGATGCATTGGCGGCATATGTAACCTGATCTAGCATTCCGCCCCATTCACTTGGGTTATAATTGAACTGTGTACCCAACTGAACAGCAAATTCAACAGCCCTATCTAGGGACAGATCATTTGCACCAGCGAATTTAATAACATCAGTTAGTGCATTGGTATTCAGGATATCCTTCTCACTAATACCAGCCTTGATCAGTGCTGTCTGTGCCGCAGAAATTTCATGAGGAGAATGTAGGCTACCCTTACCATTTACACCGTTATAACCCATATAGATCGCCTGATCCATTAGGGCACGTGAATTGGTATTAAATTGCTGTAGTCCAGTTGCGGTATTAAGGTTATAGTTAGAAGACATTGCACCCATTGTCTTAGCATGCTGTTTCTCTAACTCTGCAAACTGCTTAATCGCATCAGTTGTAAAATTATATACAGCCCTGCCAGCATCCCATAGTGCTCTCTGGACTGTAGAGTTAAAGCCCCTCATCGTATTGTTATACGAACGAAGGGCATTATTAGCTCTGTAGATGCCGTTATTTGCGGTAACGGCAAATGTATTTAAACCAGATGTTACAGAACGAAAGACAGAGGAGGCATAGTCTTTGGCTTCAATCTCAATAGTTATCTTGCGATCGTCGGCCATAAGTCTTCACTCCTTTACCATATAGTTAAGACTCGGTTAATATGCGGTCAACCAAGTCATAATCGATGTCTTCATCACGTACTTCTTCGGGATTATCAGTACCGTTAGAGAGGCGGTCAAACCTCTCAGCATCGAAGTTGGGGTTGACAAATTGTGGCTTAAACCCACTTTTGCCGCTGAGAGGTTTGCCGCAACGAATACATCTGTTAGAGGTAGCGTCACTCTGGCACTTATCACACATATGTTCCAGTTTCTCGTCGTAATCAATGGCCTCGTTCACGAAGAGCCAAAGCCATTGTTCGTCGGTCATTTCTCTGAAACTATCGTCTGATGGCAGTTTGCCAAATGTACGAGCAACACGGTACTTAAATCGCTCAATGGCGTTACCTCTAAGTGTTTTTTTACAGTTTCAAGCTGTGCCTGTGTCAGCAGTTCCAGCTTGGGAGCTTTATTCATCATAAGCTCACTGTAAGCGTTCACCACACGGTTGATGTCTTCCAGATCCATACATTCCATCACTTCGTTGAGGGAAGAAGCGATAGGAACGGTGAGATCATCAGGATCACGCATACAGTTGGAAACCAACAGAGCGTTATAGAACTGATTCTTCACATTCTCATTCGCCTTAGACCCACGGGAGGAGCAATAGTCCTGTGTCTGCTCCTCGATCTCAAGGCACTTGTCTGCGCTCAGAATTACGACCATAACATCGTAACCATCAGCGCCGCCGATATGGACACGCTTATGGGGTGGAATACCCCGTCTGAGATCTTTCAACGATTTCTTCTCACCGATCATTTATCTCACTCCTTACTCTTCAACACGGTCGAGAGCCATCAGGGTAATCTTCTCGGCCACCTTATCCTTGAGGGAGCCGTCCTCAGAGATATCGGAAATGACGCAGTTCTTATAGACCACACGCTTGCCGTTCTTGACGATAACGAAGTTAAAGTCGAAGTCGGTCAGGTTGTAGAAGTTGATGCCGTCAGCAATGGCGGTATCCTCCAGATAGACACGGCTGATGTCGATGGAGTGCTTCTTGGAACCGATGGTGTAACCGACAGGGGTATTCTGGCCGAACACGTCAACCAGCTTAATGTCGTTGGTATACTTGGTAGAGTATGACTCAACGCCAGCAATCTTCTTACCATTCAGTTCGAAGAAAATGTCATCAGAGGTCATAATCTTAACACCAGGATTAGCCATAGTTATTTACCTCCTTAATATTAGTGGGATGAGAATTAGACCTTCATGTGCTGGGTAATGGTGATGGTATATAGAGGAGTGACCACCTTGAACTCGTAGTCAACCAGAGCACCATAGATGTCATCAGGATCTTTAACGACAGAAACTGTGGTTCTGTCGAACTCCTGAATGATCTCCAGACCCTCCTTCTCCTCCAGAACGGTGATAACATCGGTCTTGATGGAGTTCAGGATACGGGTCACATTCTTGGTGCGCTTGTAGTTGGCACGAAGCTTGGCAATAACAGATGCCAGCACATTATCCGCAATGAAGCGGGTAGTGGCATCATGCCAGATACTGTCGGAACCGCCGCTGGCCTGAGCAGTAGTCACCATACGGTAGATGGTAGGAACACCAGACTCAGGATACAGGGCGACAACACCAGCCTTAGCCAGTTCATCCTGCTCAGAAGCCAGAAGCTTCTTGGAAATACCGCCAAAACCATTGACAGAAACACCACTCACAGGCAGGGCGGGGTCATTGGTCTCGGTGCAGATTGCGGCGGCAACACCTGCGGCAGTCAGGACACCATCAACGGTAGCACCATTGGCATCGACGGCATTGGGGAATGCAACGAAGATACGATCATGATTGATATCAGTTGCGATGGCCTTAGCACCCTCGATGGTAGCAGTTGCAACAGGAACACCGACAACAGCGTAACGGAACAGATCCTCACCCTCAGCCTTGGTCAGATGTGCGCTCAGACCAGTATAGATGGTGGCATCGGACTTGTCCAGAATGATGCACATAGCATCCTCGTCCAGCAGCATGGACTTATCCAGTGCGGCCTCGTATGCGGCAGACTCGGACTCATAGGGGTTGCCCTCACCGCTTGCACCAACACAGATACCGTGGATGTAGTTCACACCATTACGGATGAGGATCTTGACAGCCTCAACGAATTGGGAATCTGCACCGAAGTGTGTGGTAACATCGGTAGTACCATTGACGGCGAAGATGACTTCCTTGGTTTCATCAACACCAGTACCAACCAGCAGGATTGGACGGCTGGAGTTTGACACAACGGAGACTCCAACGCTCAGAGCACCAGAAGTGTCGGTTTTGCCAATAATCTTATTAGCCATTATTGATTACCTCCTTAGATTATTACTCGTTGTGAAATCTTTATCCACTTAGACAGGTCAACGAATTCCTGCTTAGGAACAACTGTCTGAACTACTGTCAGGTAGGATCTTACAGCTGTGTGGTAGTCATAGTTTTCTGTTGGGTTCATCGGTATGACATCAAACTCATTATGGAGTTTCGCATAACCCATAGGCTGTGGATTATCCATGTCTGAGACGAAATCGAGAATTTCAATATTGGTGCTGGTGAAGATATCATCGCACACCAACGATGTCATTAGTGAACATTGTGTGTTCGTATCTGCGAACACGTCGAACTGATACTGCATGTCATGGGTCTTGGCATTGACATCGTAGTAAGCATCGTTCTCACTATCATATGCCTGACCAATAAACCCATTGTTTACGATATCGTCCGCTACCTTCTGGATAATTATAGATGGCTTGACAAACTTAGTTAGATCTCGTGGATACTCTGGCAAGACATTCTTTGGTGGAATAGTAAGGAACTGCTTGACCTCTTCATCAACCAGTCTACCCTTAGTCATTGCGATAAGAGTCATCCACAGATTAAAGTCGACAGCCCTCATATTTTTCAACATCATAGGCCAGACCTCCTTATCGCTCTGTCGATGTAGTCCTCGATGATGTCATGGCAAGCATCCCTCTCCTCCTTGGCTGTTACCCTCATTGGGTCACGCATGGGAACATGTGCACCTGGAGCACCATAGACGTGGTGAATGATATAATCACTCTCGACACCAACAGATGCCGCAAGCGTACCTTTGCCACCCTTTTTAACAAATAGTGAGCCAACTGTCTTGCCAGAGGCAATTAGTGGTCCACGATCTGTACCATATTTCCTGACCTTTTTCCATCTGGTTTCAGGTGTCAACTTCTTCCATGCGCCATAACCACCAGGGTCACCGCCAGTAGAATTGTACTTACCAAACTTATCTTTAATTTTCTTTAGAAGATGTTCTGCCGCCGCATTACATCCCTCTCTGGCGCTGTCATAGATATCTTCATTGGTCTTAGCAAGATTTCTAATCATCCTGTCGACACCACGGATACGTACGCTAAACATTACACCACCGCCTTACAGTCGATAATGGAATCTGGCTGTGAAGCCCACTTTTCATCACTACCAACCACCTTGCGCAGTAGTATAATCTTCTCGCCAATCCTCTGTCTGAACTCCGCAACTCTCCATCGCTCACCATTATATAGGATCTTGCATGTATCGTCGACAAATGTGTTCAGGTCAGATGTGGTGAAGACCAGATACCCATCCTTATCGTCACCTGCACCGAGTCTTATATCGAAGTCATAAATATTGGTATTTGTCTGGTCCTTACGCTCCATTGCGACATTATCGTATTGGGTGTAGTGGATCTCACCAGAATACTCGTGCATGTGCTCATTCCAGTTTGGCTGTTGGTCAATCGGCAGTGGTCTGAGTACCGTGAGTCTCATGTCCCACATGCTGATAATATCCCTAACAGTATCTTCCATCATGGCAATATCATAGCGTGTGAGCATACCAGCACCTCCTTACGAAGATGTTGTGTCGTAGTCGCCACTTGTGGCAACCGTAGACTGCATCTGCCAGATAGTACCAGCGGCCAATGTCCTGCGCCATGCTGTGAATTCAGCATTATACTCGTTGATCATTTCAAGCAACATCTTTGGTATCATCTGCTTATCAACAGTTTTACCATCAGTTGCTGTGGAGAACTTGAAGAAGACAGATGCCGAGTTTCTGAACCTACGCAATGCGTAGTATACGACACGGTTCTCAATATGCAGTTCCTCCTGCGACATTTCCTCAACACCATTACAGTTCTTAATCTTAAGTTCCCTCATGGTGTCCTTGAGATCGCCGTACATATATTTCTCAACATCGGCATCGGTCATTTCAGCTGAGTATCGTGGGATTCCGAATGATAGCGGCATATTGTCAAGCTTACTATACGCTCCACGCATGATTTCTATCTCACGCTTGGATGCATGTACTGCTTCATTTGCCATACTATCACTCCTTACTCAACGATTACATCCTTCATAGCACCGTACTCGATCATGTACTGGATGTCAGGGCGCTTAGCAAACTCCTCCTCGGTGAAGACAGCGGAGGAAATGCAGTTGGGCTTCTTATCTCTGCACCAGAACTGACCCTTAGCATCCTTCCAGATGCCGCCAGCCAGATAGATGATAGAATGCTTGCGGGTTTCGCCGCTCTGCTCCGCCTTGGGCGACTCGGAAACGCCGCCGTTGCCCTCGGTCTGATTGACGAGCGCATCAGGCTCATTCGCTGGTGTCTGTGGCGGGGTCACAGCGTTCGCATTCTCGATCGGGTCGATTGTGGGCTTATTCATCTTGATGGGTTCCATGAGATTACCTCCTTATAATGTTAGTGGGTGACCACTATAGTCAGCAGTCACCCACCTGTGGTAAATGGGGCTGGATTAGCACCCAGTGATCTTGTACACGTTGTCGCCGTACAGGATGGCGAAGGTGTAAGCCTCCAGAGTACGAACCTCCTCAGCGGCGGTAGCGAAACTCTCGGTACGATCCAGACGCAGTTCCTCACGGACAGCGTACAGGAGCTTATCCTTGGCACGAACCAGCAGAGCCACACCAGGAGTCAGCCATGCAGTAATGATGACCTGCAGGCCAGCGGCACCCTTGACATCACCAGTATTGGGATCCAGAACGATGCCGGGAGGAGTGGTATCGGCGGTAGCAGGGATCAGATCATCCTGCTGATCGGGGTTCATGATCAGGTGGGTGAAGTACACGGGACGAGGAATGTTGGTACCCTCCTCACGGAACTTAGCGCCAGCCTTCTTGGCGGTACGAATGTCGGCAATGGACAGTTCGCCAGGGGTAGCGGCGGCGGCAGAGTTACCAGCACCAGCCTCCAGAGCGGCGAATGCCACACGGTTCTTGGTACGAGTATGAGCCTTGCCCAGTTCCAGAGTGGTGAAACGGATAACGTCCACCTGATCGTCACGGATCATCTGGTGGGTGAAGCCGCAACGAACACCGTAGTCCTCGGCGGAAATGGTCTGAGTACCAGTACCCAGACTCACGAAGGGAATCTCCTGACCCTCAACGATCTTACCAACGACCAGACCCTTGAAAGTGGGGAAGGGAACGTTGTTGCGAGTCAGTTCGAAACGGGTGAACAGCTGCTCAAACTGGGAGGGTTCCTCATTGGCACCATCCAGCAGGAGAGGGTTCAGGCCGTATGTCATGATGTCCGCAAAATCGGTACGACCCTGCAGTTCGGAAATGCGGACGTTCTTATCGGTGATATTAGGCATATCTTTTGACCTCCTCTTATTCGATTATTGGTTTATTAAATACTGAACTTGACGAACACGGGGTCGCCATCAGCGGTGGCGGCATTCAGGGCGATGCCGATCTTATTAGCGCCATCAGCGGCGGCGGAAACCTTACCACCAGCGGCGGCGGCAACCTGAGCACCAGCAGTAATAGCACCAACTGCAGTCAGCTTGAACAGACCCTCGCACTCGACGGCAACAGGCTCACCATTCTTGGCATCGAACATAGCGACACCCAGAACCGCAGAAGTGGCGGCAGTGGTAGCCTTAACCTTCATATCGCCGGAAATGTACACAACCTGACCAGCGGTGAGGTCACCATCGGCAACCAGCTTCTGCTCGACCAGATTGCCGTTGGTATCGAATTCTGTGGGCATGTAACCGATCTGGTTGCCCTCATTGACATTATACTTACCCATGACTTATACCTCCTTATTGGATTAGTCCTTCTTAGAACCGAACAGACGAGCCACAGACTCCTTCACGCTGTCGGAAGAATGGCTGACCTGACGGCCAATGGGATCGTTAGCGCTGAGACCCTTCATCTCACGGATGTAGCCGATCTCAGCATTGATGGATGCGACGATAGCATCCTCGGTGTCACCAGTGACACGCTTGGCAACCTGCTCACGCAGTTCCTCAGGGATCATCTCCGCAATCTTGGCGGTCTTGAACTCGGTCAGCTTGGATGCCTGAGCCTCGTTCTTGGCAGTAGCCACCTGACCCTCCAGATCAGTGACGATACCCTGCATTTCGGTCAGCTTGACAACCTTCTCGGCACCGCCGATAGTCAGCTTCATTTCGCTGATGCGGGCGGAATCCTCGATGGCCTTGACCAGATCGGGGTTGTGAGCCTGCAGTTCTGTCAGAGAGATAGATTTGACCATGCTGGAATACCCATCAGGGTTGAATGCCTTGAACTCGGTCACAGTGGCATTCTTCAGAATGTCCTTAACTTCCATTGTATTACCTCCGTTGTTATTATTTTCCATTTCACGTACTACCGACATAGCCTTAGATGAACTGATACCCTCCGTACCAGGATTTGCCCAGTCAATAGACTCAAGGTCGTTGACCGTGACAACATCGATATATTCACCGCTGCGGATTACGTCGGCGCGACCATTAATGGATACCGTCATCGGATTGTTAGCCGCAATGCTCTTGGGAATCCATTCACGAAGTCTGGAAGACTTGAAAAGGTAGCACTTTGCGATACAGCGGACTGATCCGTCTTCCATAGTGTCGAGCATAGATCCGACAAAAATACATTGTGGCTCTCTGAACTCAAATCCGTACTTAGACGGATCAGGATGACCAAGGAATCCCTGCACGCCAGGAACCATCTTGTTGATCTGGCGAACATTTTCGTTGTTATAGCGACGATTGTTGCCTGAGATTGTACCGCCTCGGATAACTTCGACGTTTACAAATCTTGGCTCAGGATCATCCGCCGTAATAACATCAATGTTGATGCTTGGGTGGATCGGGACATTGATCATCGTGGTTTCAGATACCATTTCGAGTACCCTAGTGTCACATTTAATGATGTCATAGATTTGTTCGTTCATTTTATCACCACCTTCTCGTTGCTAAATATTAGAGAAGCTTCGGAGAGTTGAAATGTTTTTGGAAGATATTAACTCCGTGCTTCGTCTATACTGTATAAAAGCTTTTCCCACTTCGATATCTGTGATGAAGACCACGGCAAGACAATAACGGCCTTGATACCCTCATAGCACTTATTGAGCATATCCTTGTCATTATCAACGATTGCCTCGGCTACCGTATTCTTCCAGAAATTCATCTGCTGGTTGAACTTCTTAGACCATGTATCACTACCAGTCTCTGACTGTATCTGGAATGAGTCCTTGGTAACATCGATTGCCTGTTCTCTTGCATTTGCAATCTTAGACATCATCGATGGGGTGCGATTACCCTCAAGGTATTCAACGGCATCCTCAAGCTTGAGATAGTCGCCATAATTGATACCAAGGCGATTATTGATACGGCTATAAATCTGTTCCTCAGAATAGCCAGTAGTCAACATATTTGCCCTTGCCAGCAGACCAGTATCGATTGGTGTATCCCACCCATCCAGAACAGGTAGCCATACACATCTACATCTTGGGTGGGCAGGCAACTGCTCACTATCATCATGCAGATCATAGATATTGCCAATTCTGTCATGACAATATCCACAGGTCTTTGGAGAGTACTGAAATCCGTGCCAGTATTTACGGACACGTGTACCAGTCTCCATTTCATAAGCACTCAGTCTAGCCAAGACACCATGATTATAGGCTCTACTCAACTCCGTCTGGGCAATTTCCTTTGCCCTAGATGGGTTCGTATTAAGTACCTTTTCGATCAGCTTCTGGACAGATGCACGATCAGCATTCTTCTTGAGAACAAGGTCACCAAGTGCGAACCGAAGCTGCTGGATAATATCATTTGAATATCCAGTCAGCATATCGAATGAGTGCTCTTGAATATATTTAATTGTATCTTCGTCACGGACGATAGAGATTTCCTTGATATTTCGTGAGAATTTACGCTCGACATCGAGACCAGCATCCAGTAACTGGTCAGTATTCTTAAAGCCGACATTGTAGTACTCGGAGAATTTGCCCTCAAGAGTTCTCCTAGACTCATGAACAAATATCTGCATCATTGTCTGCATAATGGTGAGCAGGTTCTGCATATCAGTAAGGTTCTCACAACCAGATCCACGTGTGACCATGCGGCTGAACACACTATCCTTACTGCGCTCAATGCAGAATATGATATCCTGCTCAAACTGTAGACATCTTGCATCATTTCTGTCGGCCTGTTCGATTACATAGTCGAGTATTCTTTTATATTCTAACATAGCATAACTCCTTACATTCCAAAGTCTGTGCAACGTGTCAACTCTCCTATATCAAGCAAAGTGTAACGTTGCACAGACTTTATAGTGAACGAGAAACAAACTATAAGAGAAGTGTTAAACTTCTTTTACCCGCCGAGAAAAAGAAACAGGCATCCATAAAAGAAAAGAAAGAAAGCTTGTTTTAATTATTAGTCTTTCTGTCTCCCATAATCTGTGTTGTGATATTCTGGGCATTGGTTCTGGCAACCCTATCATCTGCTCCATCGTCACGCTCTGGGTCTTGATTGTTGATTTTGGATGTAAATCTACCACCGACAGCACCAGCAACATCGGAATTACCAATGAGTGCACCGAAGATGGCGGCTTCATCCAGCATCTGACCTTCCTCAATATCCCAGTTATGTCCCATATTGATAGCGGCCGTTCTGCGTGAGCAAATGTTAGCACCAACCTTGAGGACATAAGTCTCAGCCTTAGTCTTCTCAGACATGATATTGATCTCAGGGAAGATCAGCTGACCATCATCAACAACCAGTGGATCACCACCAGCGATGGCAACGACGAACTTATGGATATCATTGAAAGCATCCATAAATGCATCCTGTCTATCCTCTGCAATCTTGATAACCGCAAAGGTGTTGTCATCAAATCTGTTTGCCGCCTGATTGAACAGCAGATGCTCAGGGAATCCTGTACCAGCACACAGCAAGCCACGCAGGACATTCTCATCTTCCTTAGCTGAAATACCAGAACCATTGAACTGCAGAGGACTCCACTTCTCAGAAGAATTATGGACTGGGTTACTGCCGATAGTAAAGCCAGCCAATTCATTGATACGATTGGTGATAACCTCAGGATCATCAGTATCAATCTCAATGTCATATGCTGGGCTACCATACAGCTGATGGATTGTCAGACGGTCACCCACGAAGTTCATGTAGTCAGGCAGGATATCAAAGATCTGCTTGAAGTCAGAAGTACCGTAAATCTCGCTGGTACTATTATTGAACTTCACATGGATCATTACGCCCTTACCGCCCTTTAGTTTGGCCTGACCATTAAGGCCAAGGTTACCACGGGTGGTTCTGCGAGTGCCAGCAACCATTGGTGCGCTGTACTCGATCTCGTTCAGATAGTTCTCGATCGGGATCATATCGAACTGTTCGTCCTTATTGGTTTCCTCGTCCTTGTATGTGACGATGTATCTCTTGACATCGTATACATTGCCAGGTGAGAAGTCAATATCCACCTGACTGGACTCATAGATACCAATCTTGACATCGCCAGATGGCTGTGGGTAGAGGCCGATAAATACCTCGCCATACAGCTGGGCATCTGTACAGATAGAGTTCAGCTTACTGCGCAGACGATTGGTGCGCCAGAATCTGTCGATAATCTCCTGCACGCTATCCTCATAGATCCATTTGAGGCCACGACCGAACACCAATGCATTCAGGAGTGACACACGGTTCTGGATCAGAGGATTGGCCTTCCACATGTTGTAGACCGCATCGTTATTGGTCTTACGGTTTCTATCCCAACGATAGATTACTTTGGCAGTAGTGAAGAAACCACCGCCACTACTTGCCTGACCAGCAATAATTTCCTTAATGGCTTCCTGAGCCGTTTCCATATCATAATTGACGGAGTTGTCTGGGTTAACAACACCTATGATACGCTTGCCGAGCATTACTTCATAGCCCATATTACCGTTTCCTCCTCCTAGAATTTGAGAATGTTGGGAATAGACTAGAGTTATGGGTGGCTGTATGTTTGAGTATACCACCTGTAGTTCTCTTTGCTTCCCTGCGAGTATTTGTTATTGGCTGAGCCGCACCAGCAACTGGTACTGATACTAGGCCACCAGATGCGACATTTGCATATACCTTTGCGTGTAGGAAGTGGTCTGGGCCAGTATTGACATACATCATAAACTGGTTACCAGCCTTAGTCTCCGCTTTTTCGGCGGCTATATTGGTGAAATGTTCTATTAGGGTATCAACACGCTCAATGTTCATATCCCTACCAGGCAATATCAGCTTACCATCATGGATTTCATCAATTACCTGCTCGATCATTTCAGAACGACCAACTGTGACGTTACCTTCCTTTTCATTCCAAGATGTCTCCGTCTTAGCAGGTGGTGTGGCATAATAACATGCATACACATCACGTGTAATTCCCTCTTCCTTGCACTGGTCACGCAAAGAATAGAATCTGGTAATATCTGGGCCAGCGTCACATACTACTCGCTTGATTTGTTTTTTATATTTTGAAAGGAAACCCACGATCTCGGTCACGTGCTTGCGTGGGTCTGTGGCACTAGATATGAAGCAATCAATAAGCCTATGCTGTTTATTCTGGAGGTAACACCATGACTGGGCACCCCAGTCGACACCTGCAAACAGAGGCTCACCAGAAGTCTCGCCTAACTTATAGTCATTTTGGCCGCAAGCTTCCATCATGGCAATGGTGATCGGGATATCATCACCGCCATAGGACTCACCGAGTACCTCATTATAGAAACGTCTACGTGGGTAAGAAACCGAGTTCTTCTTACGCATAATCTCATTAGCGGTAATCCACGGCACCATCAGCTGATTGATATGGTATCCATGGTATTCTGGCTTCTTCTGAGGATTGGTCTCAAGCCATCTACCATTTCTTCTATCAATCTCTTGGCGGCATACTGGGCAACCATAGTAGTATTCGCCACTACCCTCTTCTGTTTCCAGTATGTTCTCCATAGTGACTGGTGCTTCTCGCCCACAATTCTTGCAGGTGACGAACCAATACATTTTATTGGAGGCCTCCCATTGGAGGTCAAACTGGATGCCAGGGAGTTTTGGTGTACCCAAGGTAAGAGTCTGTTTATACTTGGAGTGCGATGCGCCCTCGCCCAGAACAGTTTCTACATCGTTAGGATGGTCTTGTCGCTCGTCGTACACGATAAAATCTAGGGACACACCACGGGATGCGTCACCAACGGTATCCTTACGAGATTCCCATGTAGCACCCAAGATATAAAAGTTGTATGGGACGAGTCCATTTGGCTGTGGTTCTTTCTGGAACTTGCGCATCATCAGTTCCGAATTTCTCTCGTCACTCCATTTACTGATGTAGGGTGAGTCTTTGATTGCCGCATTAAGTCTTTGCTTGGAGAACTTCTGAGCCTGTGCCGCTCGTGGGAATGCGTGGAGTCCTGTAGTGTACGGATACTGATCCAATTTTCTCAGAAGCCAGTTCATACTGAACTCGGACATCTCTACCTGCCGGCCTTTCATGAAAATTATGTTTGGATAATCGTCACGATAAGGCTGGAGCAGATATTCACGATCTTGGAAGGAAAATGGCTCTCCCTTAAGAATTCTTCTATTTTCGGTCCAAGATACTGGGTCTACTGCTGATAGGATATCCTTAATATCGTCTTCTGACAGACAATTAATTGCTTCCGCTAGCTGCTGGATATCATCTACGGATGGGGTCAGCTGATTACTCATCATCTTCACCCACTTCCGTAAATTCGGCATCATGGATTACCTGCCCATGTGATGCGCCACGGAGTTTGTCAATCAGATCATAACCACCAGTCTGCATTGCATTGCCGAGGATATCAGTTAGTGCGGCCTTCACATTCACATTGATTGCGGTTGGGCGCAGTAGTGATGGGTCTTCATTGACTTTTTCAAATCTCTGGGCTTTCAGTACAGTATCACCATACAACTTAATAGCATCCAACATAGTACCAGCCACAAACTTGAAGTCCTGTGCCGTACGGATCTTAACCTGATCCTCCTTTGCCTGCTGGAGCATTGCCGCACTATCGTCGATAACATCAGCCAATCGACTAATTGTATCTATCTTGCGTATTTTGCCGATACCATCATTCAGTTGCTCACGGATTTCCTGTGTCTGCGCCTGATATAGTGGGTCTTTCTCAATCTCCTGTTGGATCCATTCATCACGGTATTTCTTATACTTCATGATGCTTCGGTCCGATATTTTCTCACCATATAGGCGGTTCAGTTCACGGCTAATCCATGCGGCGGCCTTACCTTCATTCAACCACTGGTCAATCTGCTGTTTATTAGGACTAGCCTCGCAAGCAGTTTGGTATGCGCCCACTGCCATGGTTGCCATATTTATACCTCCTATCTTGCACATTTGTCTACTACGGGCAGACCTTTTATGTGGTATTACACACTGTAGGTCTTCCTTGTGCTATTTCTATTTATAATCATAGTTATTATTGACAGTATCGCAAGAATGGGATTTATTTGGAGGCAGTAAACAATGTATATAAGAGATAGCAGGTAAGAATGGGATGTATTCGAGCCAATTTTAAATATTCGTGTAGAGGTAGAGGGGATCATTTCCACTCGAAGCCCTCTCACCCCTTGACAGCGCACCCCTTGCTGTGTTATAATGGTTGTGTCGAGAGGGACAAAGACCTCTCGGCCCAGAAATAGGGTAGCGACCACAACCGCCAAGGCCAGACAGGCCAGACAAGGAGAATGCCATGAAGACCAACACCACCAACACCAATCTCACCCGCGCCAACAAGCTGACCGTCAAGGTGGACGGCAACGGCAATCTCACCGCAGACCTCTTCCGCACACACAAGCACATCACCACCATCAAGATGGAGGATACCTCCTTCAAGCCCAATCCCGACAGCACCAAGTCCGCCATCCGTGAGGATTTCCGCAAATTCGTCGCAGAGCATGCCGCCGATTGGGGCGTGGACTTCGACCCCACCGACCACCGCACCGAGGCCAATCTCCGCAAGGCAACCTACCAGACCGAGGCCGACGTGATCGAGGATGCCATCGCCATGGTCACCCCTGACATCAGCGCCTTCATCGCCAAGATGCCTCACGGGGATCTGGTTGGATGCTACACCATCAGCATGGAATCCCTCACCGCCAAGACCCAGACCTCCAAGGGAACCGATCTCGCCCTGATGGGCATCGAGGACGGCAGATATGCCTCCAACGGCAACCTGGCATGGTTCGACATCGAGGGTCTTGTGACGATGAAATGCGGCGACACCGAAATCTACCAGACCATCCAGATGGAACTGGTCAGCGGACAGTTGAAGAAATTTCGGATGACCCAGACCCAGTGGAACACCGAGACCACCAAGTCCATGGTGGAGGCAGGTCTGGTCGAGGAGAAGCCCAAGGCGGAGAAATCAGCCAAGGGCAAGGCCGATAAGGTTGGTCTGGGCGACGAAGAGCACGAGGGTCTGCACATGGATATGACCCCTGAGGAAGAGGCCAAGGCGATGGCTGAGGCCGAGGAATATCTCAAGAAGACCACCAAGAAGCCCCACAAGTCCAAGAAGTCCGAGGAAAAGGTGGAGGGCTAATGCCCTCTGCCATCCCTTGCTAGGAGGTAGAACTATGGCAACCAAGATGGAAATGGCGCAAGATATGGTACGCAAGTATGCGGACGAGAACCAGTGGGCAGTACGCAAGGATATCGATGCCCTGATGGAATGTGGAGAGGTAGATAGCGAGACTGTCTGGAGCGGATATCTTGCCGATGCCGTATTCGCAAACGAGGATGTTGCCGAAATCAAAGAGGAAGTATATACCGCATTGGTGAATTTCTATTGCGAACAAATGGAGGAATAACTATGGAGAAGAAGAGATTCTTTTACAACCACTCGTCCGTGTACGGATGGTGTGTCTATGATCGGGAATATGGATCGCCTGCCTACATGGCATGTACCGACCTGTTGCCACCAGTTACCGTGAACGAGGATGGTGCTGTTGATGAAAGTCCTGTCCTGTTGGAGTCCGAATATAAGGCTATGAGATTGTGCTCTCGTCTGAATTTAGCATGGAAGAAGGTGCCCAAGAAGTGAAGACTTACCCAACCAAGACCCAAGCAACCAAGGCGAAGAAATTTGGTCAGACAGTCCGTAAGCGTAGAGATGGTACGTGGGTATGTGAGAAGCCCAAGGTAAAAGTTGGCAAGTGACGCACAACCCTAAATATTCAAGCTGTGGATATTGAAAGTGTCTTAGCCTAGCCCAAATATAGCCTAGCCCAAATATAGCCTAGCCCAAATATAGCCTA